TCAGCGCCAGCCAGAAGGTGCCCCGCCAGAAGGCCGTCCTTGATCGTTTCCCATCCCTGCGGCGTCAAAAAGCGTGTTCGTCTGTGACGGTGATGGCCCGGCCATCATCCAGCGTGACGCGGTACAGTCCGCAATGCCCTTTTTAAACGTCATCACCGCCTGGTGCGGCTCAAAACCGTTTTTGGTCAGCGCCCAAACCCAATGGGGCTGTTTGCGCTCGGCCAAAATTTCAATGGGCGTGTGCTCGCCACTCACGGGGTTGTAGATGCGGGTGCCCGCTGCCACGCAGCCGTCGCCGATGAAAAAACCGCGCCGGTACTCGATGCCCTTGGCGTCCTTGTCCAGGAACTCGCCGTGCGCCTGGCCGGCGTACACCACCGCTTCGAGCTGTGCAATCGACAGCTTGCCCTCGGTGATGGTGTCGCGCGGCAGGTTCGGGGTGTAGGTCGCGGCCGGGGGCAGCACCGACGCCATGGCGGCCGACTGCACCAGCGGGCCGGGTGCGGCCGGGCGCCGGGGATGCTCAGGCGCTGCGGCTGATACGCTCAAAAACCGAATTGGTCAGCGCGCCGGCCAGGGTTTCCCCTGACGCGATGGTCAGTCCAGAAGCTGTGTCAGGATCGCCGCCATCACTGCGCCGCTCCGTCCAGTGTCGTCGCCTGCATCAGCCGGGCGTCGTCCGTCAGGTTCTGGTACGTTGCCTCGGGGTCGTTTTGCGCCGCCCCCCACCGCCCCGCCTCCATCTCGCCCCGTATCCGGTTGGCGTAGTGGTGCTCGGCCATCCAGTACACCAGTTCCACCGGGACCAAAAGATGGGGTTGCGGGCTCACCCCTCCTGGCGCAGCAGGCTCGCCAAGTGCCGACTCAGCGGCGTCGCGTTCAACCGCGTCACGCGCGCTGGATGGGAGTGCGGCGGGTACTCTGTCATGGCGAATCTCCGAAAGTAGGCCGACCAGTTCATTGTAGGTCGCGGCCGGGGTTGTCACAATGGGGGCGCCGGTCGGGGGCACCTTGTCGATCACCAGGATCACGTTGTCGTAGGTCGTGCCGTACTTGGCATAGCCGGCGCCGTCCATGGGGATGACCGCGCGCACGTCGTACAGCTTGGAAATCTTCTTCCACCAGGCCTTGAACGCGGGCTTGTCCATGGCCATGCCCTCGCCGACGATGGCCACCAGGCGCCGCCGTCCACCAGCCGGCTCAGCGCCTGCTCGACGTGCTGGGCGCCGACCTGGGTTTTATGCAGGCCGGTGCTGGCGCTGGCGCTGAACGGCGGGTTCATCACCACCACGCTGGGCGCCAGGTGCTGCGGCAGGATGTTGTCGATCTGCTCGGCGTTCTCGCTGAACACCTGCGCGCCGGGGAACACCTCGCGCAGCAGCGCCGCGCGGCGGCTCGACAGCTCGTTGAGGATCAGCTTGGCGCCGGCGTTCTTGCTGAACACGGCCAGCCCGCCAATGCCCCCGCTGGGCTCCAGCATGGTGTCGGCGGCGCTGACGTTGGCCGCCCAGTTGGCCGCAAAGGCCAGCGCCGGCACGGTGCTGAACTGCTGGTACTGGTCCTGCTCGGCGGTGCGCTTGGTCTGCGTGGGCAGCAAGGCGGTCAGGCGCTGCAGCTCGGCAATGGTCGCCAGCGCGCTCTCCTGCGAGGCGTTGGGGTTGAACGCGCGGCCCTGCTGGGCCAGCAAGTGGCGGTTCATGCCCATTTCCATGGCGTCGTAGGCGTCGCGCGGGGTGTACTTGCCATCGGCCTGCGAGCCGCCAAAGGCCGTGTCGGCCCAGCCAAACAGCACGCGCCAGTCGAAGGCGTGGCCCATGGCCAGGCGCCGGGCGACCTGATCGGCCACCTGGGACGACGGCGAGGCCGGCGCGGCGCTGACGCCCAGCTGGGCCGACAGCTTTTCGTCCAGCGCAAAGCGCACCGCATAGGGCTTGAAGCCATCGCCAAAATGCCCGATCAGCATCTTGAACAGGTCAAGCAGGGTCTTGCCCGCTTCCTGGAACGACGTGAGCGACTTCTTCAGGTGGCCTCGGGCCGCCTGGTAGGCGTCCTCGTCAAAGCCGCCCGGAAAGGAGTTGAGCCGCCCGGGCTTGCCGAACAGCGCCGACAGCGCCTTGAGGGCTTCGTCAGCGCCGGTCACGCCCAGCTTGGCGGCCTTGGCGATCAGCTCGGCCGCGCCGGCGGTGGTGGGCGCCGGGCGGGCGCTGCGGGTGCCGCCTTGGGCGGGGCCTTGGGCGGGGTCTTGGGCGGGGTCTTGGGGCGGCGGGCTTCGGCCTGCGCGTCACGCGCTTGTTCAATCGCGCGCCGCACGCCCGACGGCCAGGGGGCCACGCCGGGGCCGTTCAGGGACACGTTGGTGTACGGCTTGCCGCTGGTCAGGCGGTTCATGGCGCCGCCGCCATCCCAGTTGATTTTCCACGGCTTGCCCTTGTCATCGGTGCCGCTGGTTTCAAACATGCCCATGCCGACATGGCGCGTCGCGCCCAGCTCGCCAATGTCTTGCAGCGTCGGCACGCCGGGGATGCCGCCGCCGTTGCTGATGGCCACCATGTCGCCCTGGTGGGCCTTTTCCAGCAGCTCGTTCAATTCTTCCACGCTCCAGGCGGGGCTGGGCGCCGCAGGGGCGGCGGGCTCGGTCTTGGGCGCAGGCGCCAACGCCAACGGCTTTTGTGTCGCCTGGGGCCGTTGCCCCAGGGATTCCAGTATCGAGGCGCCATGGCGCGCCCACAGCGCATCGCCATCGGCCGCGTCAGCCCCAAAAGCCGCCGCTGTTGCGTCCGACATGGCGTAGTGGAAAATGGCCAGGTCAATCCGCAGATCAGCCAGCATGTCCAGGCGGGGTTTGGCCGACCTCCATTCCCATACCGCCATGTAGCGGGCGCCGTTGTCGTCGTAAATTCTGATTTGCCGAACCGCCTGGTGCGCGCCGTGGTTCGACGTTCGGATGTCTCTCAGGCTGACGCCGTAACCCACCCCGTCATCGCCCACGATGTAGCCCAGGCTTTCCCAGCCATCACGCCCCTCCGGCGCGTCCAGATCGGACGCATCAACGTCCTCCGTGGGGGCGGGCGCGCCGGGCTGTTGCGCATTTTCCGCGCGCACTTCGGCCGCCGCCTGGTCAAACAGCGCCGACAGGGCTTCCTCGCTCAGGGCGTCGTCGGGCGACAGCTCGCCAGGGGCGGGCGCATCCGGCTTTTCCTGATTTTCCTCGCGCACTTCGGCCGCCGCCTGGTCAAACAGGGCCGACAGGTCTTCCTCGCTCAGTGGCCCCTGCGTTTCGCTGGGGGTGGGCGGGTCAATCGCCGCCGGCGCCGGGGCCGGCTGCTCCATCGCGGCCAGCAGCTGCGCGGCCGCCGCGTCCATGGCGTCGCGCTCGGCGCGTTCGGCGTCGTTCTTGGCGGCCTGCACGGCCAGGGCCTTGTCGTTGATCGCTTCGGCCAGGACATTGTGAAAACGCTGCATGTTCTCGCGCTCCAGCAGGTACTGGCGGCGTTCTTCGCCGGGGTCTGCGGGCAGCGCGGCCTGAAAATCCTTGGCGGTGATGGTCGGGCGGCCGTCGGTCCACTTGACCGCCCGGGTCAGCGCCTGAAAGACCTGCGTGAACAGCTCGCGCTCATGGCCGGTCGGGTAAGGCGTGCCACGGTGTCCCTTTTCCGGGCTGGCCTTGCCTTCGCCCACCCACTCGGGGTTGACCAGATAGGTGTTGGTGCCGCCCAGCGTGTCGGCGGCCCAGGCCTCGGAGGCCCGCGCAATCAGTTCCTCGTCGTTGCCCCAGTAGTCCGTACCCAGCTTGTCGGCATTGACCTTGTAGGCGGTCGCGCCGGTGTTCAGGCCGGTGTAGTGGCGCAGGCCCTTGATGGCCGCGTCCACCTTGCCCTGGTTCTTGTCGCCCTTCCAGTAAGTACCGCCAATCAAAAAGCGCTTGGCGATGGCGTCAATCTCGTTCGCATCGAGCGTCTTGGCCTTGAGCAGGCGCAGCAGCTGGTTGCGCACCACGCCACGCCACTCGCCGCCCAGGTTCGCGTCCAGCGCATGGACCCATTCGTGGTACACCGTGCCGTCGCCGCGCGTGTTGGTCAGGTTGATGACCTGCACCGTGCGCCCTTCGACCGGGTGCGCGCGCTGGTAGTGCGCCGAGAACTTGCCGTGCCCGAGCGCGCCGATGGTGAAATGCAGCTGCGCGCCAAAGCCGATGTTGTCGGCCGGCATGCCGAAGTGGCGCGCCAGGTCCATGAAGGCGTCGTAGGCGTAGTTCAGGTGGTCCTGGTCCTGCCTGGCGCCGACCCACTTGCCAAAGCCAATGTCGGCAAAGCCGAATACCCGCTTGAACTCGTCCGGCGTCACGTCGGCGCCCTTGCGGTGGTCGGCCAGGCTTTCGCGTGTCACCCGGTCCAGCTTGGGCGGGGTGAGCGGGTCGGAGCGCTTGGGCAGCGCGATGGTGCCCTCTTTTTCAATCAGGTGTGTGGTCCAGTCCGACGTGGGGCGAAAGCGCTGGAACTCGTTGCGCGTGCCGTCAAAAATGCCGCTGTAGGCGGCTTTGCCTGCGTCCGTCGTGGCCAGCGTGGTGTAGTAGTTGCCGGTGGTGTTTTTGGGGTCGGGCACCAAAAACAGCGCCGCGTACTGGTCGGCTGCGTCCTTGACCGACTCGGCGCCATCGAGAAACGCCATGTACTGGCGCACGCGCGCCAGGTACTCGTCGGCGCGCGCGCGCAGCCAGTCGGCACGGTAGGCGCTGTCGTCGCGGAAGTTGTCCCGGTCGCCTTGGGACAGCTCGCCAGGGTAGCGGGTGCCTTCCAGAATGTAGTCCAGGTTGCTTTTCTTCTCGGCGTAGCGGCTCTTGTACTGCAGCTGGCCATACCAGTTGCTCTTGTCATCGAGCCACTTCTTGAACGGCATGATGTGGTCGCGCACTTCCGTGACGTACAGCTTGAAGCCCGGTTTGACGCCCTCGGACAGCAGCGGCGCAAACAGGTCGGCGCGGTTGGTGGCGCGCTCGATGGCCTTCCAGGCCTTTTGCATGTCGGACTCGCCGGCCTTCATCTGCGCGCGCATCAGCTCCCAGTGGCGGCGCAGGTCCAGGCCGGTGTTTTTGAGCTTGCTGGCCGGGCGGCCTTCGTACCAGGCGGCACCTTCTTCGGTGCCCATCCAGGCCTTGGCGCCCTCGTAGCCGCGCACCTGCTCGGCCAGCAGGTCGCCCGACAGGGTGCTTTTCGTCTTGCCGGCCAGCGCATGCGCCCAGCCGGCTTGAAAGCGGTTGGTTTTTTCGGCGTCATTGACCAGGCCGGCCTGCGCCAGCGCGCCATCGACGGCCGCCCGATAGACGGCCGGGTCGCGGTGCCGGGCTTTTTCCAGCGCGGCGGCCTGCTTGAGCAGCTGCTTGTGCAGCTCGGCGGCCATTTTGCTCACTTGTTCGGGCCTGGACTCGGGCAGGCGCGTGGTCAGCGCCTGGCTCAGGGCCTGCACCGACTGCCCGACCATGCTGGCGTCGGCCACCAGCTGGGCAAAGGTGGCGACCTCGGTTTCGCGCAGCGCGCGGGCCTTCTCCTTGGCGCTGACCTTCACGGCTGCAGGCGCAGGCGTGGCGGCCGGGGCCGGCGCGGCGGCAGGCTCGGACTTGACCACGGGCGGGTAAGCGGCCAGCAATTCCTCGGGGGTAAAGGTGCCGTCCTTGACCTGCGCGAGCACGTCCAGGCGGGCCTTGCCGGTCAGCCCGGCAGCGGTCAGGATGTCAGCGGCTTGCGCGGCGTCGGTCTTGGGCGCGGGCGCGGCCTTGCGGCTGGCCTGGTAGCGCTGGCGCAGGAAGTCCAGCACGCGGCTGGCGGGCATGTTCGCATCGCTGGTGTCAAAACCCATGCGCTCCAGCGGCGCGAACCAGCTGCTGCTGGTCAGCCCCTCAAACTTGCCGCCCTCCAGGTAGCGCGCGAGCTGCAGCTTGTTGTAGGCGTTGGCAAAATCGGCGCCCAGCGTGGATTCAATCCACTGGGACGCGGGCAGCGCCTGGTACTCGGCGGCGCTGGCGGCGGCGGCGGCGGCTTGGGTGTCGTCGCGGGCCTTGTCGGCGGCGGCGGACTTGGCCAAGCGCTTGGCTTGCAGGCCATCGGGAATGTCGGGCGCATCCTGGCCGATGACCTTCACGGCGCCTTTTTGGGGGTAGCCCGTGAAGCCGGCCGCGTTCACCCAGGCCTGGAGCTGCTGGATTTGCTCGGCAGTGAAGTGCTTGCCCACGGGCGGCAGCAGCTTGACGCTGTTGCTGGCGGTTTCCTGGACGCGGTAGTCCAGAAAGGGCGGCTCGGTGAGCTGTTGGATCGGGGTCTTGGTGGCCGCTGCCGGCGCGGCGGCGGCCTGCTCGCCATAGTGGCGGGCAATGAACTTGTCGCCCACGCGCTGCAGGTAGCCGGGCAGCTTCGTGCGGTCGCCGGCTTCCTTGAAGTCGGCCGCCGTCATGTCCTGGTACAGCGACAGCAAGGCTTTGTCAAAAGCATCACCGACCACCAGCTGGAAGTTTTCACGGCTGTTGGTGGCCGGGTTGGCCTGCAGCACCAGCTGCGCATTGGCGTCCATGGCGGCGTCGATGGCGGCGCGGATGTCAGCGGCGCGCTTGAGGCCGTTCGGGTCGTTGAAGCGCAGGGCCGCATCCGGCGCCTGTTCGGCCGGCGCGGCGGCCGGCTGCAGGCTGTCCACGATTTCATCGAGCACGCGCGACTGCGCGGCGAACTTGCCCCGCAGGCGCTGGCTGGCCGTTTCCAGCAAGGGGATGACGCTGACGGCCGTGCGCGGCTTGCGCAATTCCTCCACCAGCCCGCGCATGGCGGCGCGCGCGGAGCCCTCCAGCGTGTTGCGCTCGGCGCTGAACGTGTCCAGCAGCTTTTCCAAGCGGTCGGCCGCTGCGCGCTCGGGCGCGCCGTTGGTCCGCGTGCCCGGCGCGGCGGGCGGGGCTTTGTTCTGGTCGGCCACGGCCTTGACCAGCGCGTTGCGGGCGTCCTCGTACTCATAGTTGCCGTAGGTGGCATCCATCAGGTCGTGGATGTCCTGCTCGGCAATGCCGGCCTTGAGCGCTTGCTTGACGGCGCCCGACGCTTCCGGGTACTGGGCGGTCAGCTTGGCCTCGACCGGCATGTCGATGTAGTTGTTGGCCATGAAGAAGGCGTAGGCGAAGCCCTCGGGCGTCACGCTGCGCGCGTTCTTGGTGGCCTGGCTTTTGCCGCCCTGCTTGTCGGTCTTGCTGCCCTCGGTCGGCGCCACGTTGGCCAGCGGCAGCTCGGCGTTGAAGTTGCCGTACAGCATGGTCGGCTTGGTCGTCGGCTCGCCAAAGTGGTGCGGCTGGAACGACATGCGCGCGTCCGGGATGCCGGTCAGGCTGACGATGCGCCCGACCGGGTTTTCCAGCGCCCAGATGGCCGGGCGGAAATACTCAATCGTCTGCAGGGTCTTGAACACCAGCGCCTTGCTCGCTTCGCTGCGGCCGTCGGCGTCCTTGGTCTTGAAAAAGCGCGAGCCGGCCGAGCTGAAGTCCGTGCAGGGCGCCGCCGCCAGGATGCCGTACACCTCGGACAGGTCGTAGTTCTCGGTGAAATACTCGACACTGAAGTCGTTCACGTCCTGGCCGGTCTGAATGTCGAACGTCTGCACGTTGTAGCCGGCCTCCCGCCAGGGCTTGGACCACTCGCCGGACAGGTCGAACAGGCTCAGGATGGTGCGCGAGTTGTTGTCGCCGCCGTGCTCGTCGTACTGCTTTTTGACGTGGGCCTTCCACTCGGCGAGCTTGGCAGCGGCCTGCTCGGGGGTGATGAAGCCCTCGGCCTTGGCACGCTGGTTGGTGATGGTGCGCTCGTCAGGAGGGGCCGTCAGCACGGCCCATTCGTCGGTGATTTCCTTGAAGTCGGCCGCGTTCATGTCCAGCGGGACACTGCCCTCGTCAATCGCGCCGTCCTGGCGGGTGACGGCGCCGCCCGCAATGGGGGCGTACTTGTTGTTCGGGTCCAGCGGCTTGCCGGTGCTGTTGTCGTGCTCGGGGGCGGTCCTGACGTTGGCCACCATCAGGCTCTCGACCACCATCTTGCGCATTTTTTGCTCGTTGTAGCCCTGGCCTCTCGGCAAAATGGCCTCGCCGGCGATCTTGATGCTCTCCAGCGCATCCTGGTGACTGGCGGTGTTGGCCACCAGCGCGCGGATTTGCGCCTCGGTGTAGCCGTTGCTTTTGCCCAGCGCACCAGCCACATCGCCGCGCGGCAGGCGCAATTCCTGGCTCAGCCGGTAGTCCAGCGCGTCGGGTGCGGGTGCGGGTGCGGGCGCGGGCGCGGCGGGCGCGGCTTGCCCGCCTTGCCCATCGCGCGCCTGAATCTCGGCCACCAGCTCGGGCAGCTTCTTTATCTTCTGGTTGGCGCCGCGCAGTGCGATGCCCAGCGACTCGGCCACGGTCTTGGCCGTGCCGTAGCTTTTCGCCCAGCCGACGGGGCGGGCGGCGGCTTCTGGCGCGTTGCCGCGCTCTACCGCGTAATCCTTCAAGTCGCCCCGCCCGATAGAGGTTCGGTAAACCGTCTTTTCCCCCTCTGTCACCGGCGAGGCCAACTCCTTCTCTGCCGAATACGCATCAGACCAGTCGATATAGACATTGCCCCGGTTGTCCACGGTGCGAATGACGCCGCGCACTTTCGGGTCATGGACGTAAAACACGCGCTTGCCGCGCATCGTTTCAACGGTTGGAGGAATTTTGTCAAGATGGACGTTTCCTGCTGCGCGCGACTGCTTGACGGCCTGGTCGCGCTTTTCGTCGAATGCGGCACTGTCAAATTGATCGCCTTGTGTTGGCTCGCCTTGATCGCCGGCCGCGTCAGGGGCGCCGTCGCGCGCCAAAAAGGCGTCCACCGCTTCAAACTGCTGCGCCAGCGTGTCGGCCGCTTCCTTGAGCGCTGCGGGGTCCGCGCGCTTGTAGCCCTTGCTGACGGCCTTGTCCTTGTTCATCAGGCGGCTGGCCTGGCCGCCCACATGGCTCATCAGGCTCTTGGCGTCCAGCAGGCGGCGGTCGCTCACGCGCGCGTCCACCTGGTCCACCAGCATGCCGGCCTGGTTGATGAAGGCGGTCAGCGCTTGCAGGCGGGCGTCGGCCTGCGCCAGCAGGTCGCCGTAATCGCCGGCGCGGGCGTCGGCCAGCAGCTTCACCTGGTCGGGCTCGGTGAAATAGCGCGCCAGCGTGCCGGGCTCGCGCACGGACTCGCCGTCCTTGCCCAGCAGCGCCTTGCGGGTGGCCAGGCGCTCGCGGTAAAAATCAATGTTGCTTTGCTGGAGGTGTCCGGCAGGCGCGTGGTTGGCTGCCGCGCGGATGCCGGCGATAAAGTCCTTGTCGCCGCCCAGCTGCTCCAGCTCGTCGGCAATGGCCAGCGCCTGGGCCTTGAAGTCGCCTGCGGGTGCTATGGTTTCAGTAGCTGCCGGGGCTTGCGGGCCTTGCGTAATCGCCGTATTTGGTGCGGTTTTGCCCTGGATGGCTTGCGCAATCTCCGCAGGGGTGGCGCCGGCCTTGAGCGCTTCATTGAGCGTCGCCTGCAGGGCCTGGCCCGGCTTGTTCGCCTTCGGGTCGCCCAGGAACGTGAGCTTGCCGTTGGCCGCGACAGACAGCTGCACGCCCGTGGGACCGGCCAGGCGGTTCTGGTCGAGGATGGCCTTGATCCACTTGGCCTTCTGGTCGGCTGGCGCTATGGTTTCAGTAGCTGCCGGGGCAGTGCTGGCCTGCGCAGGTTCCGCTTTTGGTGCGGAAAGGCCGGCCAGGGGCTGGGCCGCACCAGCAGACTGCTCGGCGCTGGGGAATTCTCTGACAATGGGCAGCAGGTCGGCAATCGGCGCGTCCAGGCGGATGACCTTGACAGGCGCGCCGGCTTCCTGTTTGGCGAGCCATTGGTGATGGCCGTCCACGACATGCCCATCAGACGACACCAAAATGGAACGGTCGCCGCCTGTGAAGTTCTTGGCTTTGGTTACCTTTTCTGGCGAAAACTCAGCCTGTGTCGGCTTGAGGCTGTCGGCGGGCACTTCCTCGGCCGCATGGCTTGCAATGCCCTTGCCCTTGAGGAAGTTGACCAGGGCACCACGGTGCTCGGCCTTGACCTGCGGCATTTCGGCGCGCGGCACGTTCAGCGTGCCCGATTCTGGCGCGAAGGCGGTCCACTCCTTGTCGAGCGTTTGGTCAGTGACACCGGCGCCTTGCGCGACATCGGCCGGGCCATCAGGTGCGACGTTGTTCCACTGAATGCCATCGGTGGATGGCGCTTGCTGTGCTACCGAATCAATAGCTTGCGGGTCTTGCTGACCTTGCGTAAAAGGCTTATTTGCTTCGGGTGCGCTGGTGGCCTGCGAAGCCACCAGCGCCGCGCGGATTTGGTCAATGTCTTCACCGTGTTGGCCGCTTGCGCCGTGCTGGATGCGGCTCGACAGAATGGCCTGAATTTTGGCCTCTATCTCATCGCCTTCAGCGGCGCCGGCTGGCTGGCCGGCGACTTCGCCCGGCGCCGCTCCTTGCGCGCCTGGCGCTGGGCTTGTTTCTTGAGCAGTTTGTTCAGGCTGGGGCACATAGGCGGGGGTGTCCTGTTGCGTTGCGGGAGGGGTGGCCTTGGCGCGCAGCACGAACCCGCCCTGGATGGGGGTGACCTCCATTTCCGGGAAAGTCCTGCGCTGCACCGAGCGGGCCACTTTTTCGAGCTTGAACGGGGTGCCGTTGGGCGACAGCGTATCGCCCGGCAGCACGCCGGCCGCCAGGTTGGCCGCCGCGAGCGCGTCCTGCGTGGCCTGTCGGTCCCGCGCGGCGGTTTCGGTGTTCGGGATTTCCGCCAGTGGCTTGAGCACGCTGCGCGCGCCGTCGGTGCCCATGGGGCTGACCAGTCCGGCGCGCTCCATGTCTTCCACCAGGCGCGCGGCGCGGTTGTAGCCGATTTTCAGGTGACGCTGCACCAGCGCGATGCTGGCCTTGCCCGAGCCCATGACGACCGACACGGCGCCGGCGTACATCGGGTCCGCGCTGGCCGGGGCGGCGGGGTCGGCGGCTGGCGGGGCCGCCGGGGCCTGCCCGGGCGCTGCGGGCAGGCCGGTGTAGGCGTTGTCCATGCCGGTGGCGGCGCGCACCATGTCATAGCGCGGGTCGTCGCCCGTGACTTCGCGGCCGTTGATGGGGTCGGTGAGGGTCGGGCGTGCGGCGCGCAGCGCGGCGGCGCGGCGGTCGATCTCGGCCTGCGCGGCCACGCCCATGGCGTTGTCTTCCGGGGTGTTGACGCGCCCCTGCGGCGAGGTGGCTTGTGACAGGTTGTTGACCATGCTGGCCAGGCCGGCATCGGGCATGCCGCTGAACAGCGGGGGGGCCGCCGGGTTGGCCGTTGGGTTCACCGGCGGGGCCAGCTGGCTGTCCTTGAGCGCCTTGAGCGCGTCGTATTCCTGCTTTTGCGCCGTCGTGAAGGCTTGTGCGTCGGTAGCTGGCACTGTCATCGGCTGGCCATCCGGCCCGGTGACGACGCGCGCGGGCGCGCCCTGGCCCAGCCTGGTCAGCGCGGCAAAGCGCGCTTCCTGCTCGGGCGTCAGCGGCACCGGCGCTGCAGGCGGGGCGCCCGGTGCGCTTGGTGCGCTTGGAGCGGCCACCGTGGCCGCGCGGGACAGCGGGGAGTTGGGCTGCTGCGCTGCTGCGCGCACGGGCGCCAGCGGATCGGGGGCATGGCCATGAAAGGCACCGCCCCCCACGCCCATCAGGAGGCCGCCGGCCGCGCCCATGCCGGCGTTCTCGCCGACGTTTTCATCCCAGGCTTGGTGCGGGTCCACAAACGCCCGCTTGGCTTGGTTGCCCACTGCAGCGCCGCCGCCTTCTTCAATCGTTTCCTGCGCCATTTCGCCCAAGCCGCCCTTGAGCATGGCCTTGGGGATGGCATAGCTGGCGCCGGCCTTGGCCACCACACGGGCGCCGCCGCCCACCAGCGCACGCTCCAGCATGTCGGCGCCGGGGATGGCGTTGGCCACCACGGAAATGGCCGCCGCAGCGGGCAGCGTGACACGCGCGGCGCGCAGCGAAAACTCATGCTTGAGGTCTTGCCGGGCGGCCGCGCTGCCGTCGGTCTGCGCCAGGCGCACGACGAACTCGGGATTGGACGCCCACACGGTATCGGGCTTTTTCATGGCCGACTCGTACACGTCGCCGGCCACGTCCGCGCCTTGCTGCAGCGCGCCTGTGCCAATGGCGGTGCGCGTGCCGACCGTGCCGGCGGTCTTGCTGACCGCGCCCAGCGCGGCGCTGGAAGCCGGTCCCAGTTTGGTGGCAGCGGCCAGGCCGCGCGCGGCGCTCACGCCAGACGCCAGACGGCCCGCAGCGGCGCCGGGGATCAAGGTGGCGATGTTGCTGGCCAGTACATCGCCCGCCAGCGCCGGGTCTTTGACGGTTTCCCAAAAGGCGGTGACGGCCTTGCCCAGCACGTCGTCCGAGGCGTCAATCGCTTCAGAGCGGGCCTTTTTCTTGGCCTTGAGCTGCGCGCTCTGGCCGCCTTCCCAGTGGTCCTGCACCGACTGGCCCAGCTCGGTCGCGGCGTTGTCCATGTTGCCCGTGGCCAGCCCGTAGAGCTGACCGCCCGACTTGACCACGCCACCCACGCCAGCGGCCAGGCTGCGCGCCGTGTCGCTGGCCGCCTCGCCCCAGGTGCGCGGCTTGGCTGACGCGGCCGGCTCGGGCAGCTCGTCCAGGTGCTCCAGGTAGGCGTTCAGCGGGTCGCCGGCGGCGGCGCGCGGGCGGCGTGCATTGGCGTCCAGCCGGTCCAGGTAGCCGTTGAGGTCGTCGTCAGGGGTTGCGCTGTTGTCGGCTGTAGGCATGGCGGGCAGGTCTTTCAAGGCGGGTTTATTGCGGCAGGGCGCCGATACGCTGGACCAGGCCAGCGCGGTATTCGCGCAGGACGCGCAGGCTTTCGGGGGCGCGCGTCTGCGCGATCTCGCGGTCCAGGGCGATGAGCATTTCCGGGTCGGATTCGAGGCGGTCTTCTTTGGCCTGCTGGGCCGGGGTGAGCTGCGCGCTGCGCCTCATGCCGGCCTCGGCCGGGCTGGTCGGGCCGCTGGCCCGGCGTGCGGGCGCCGCAGCGGGCGCCGGCTTGGGCGCAAAGCGGGCCGACTCCTTGAGGATGTCGCGCACCGCCTTTTCCAGCGTCATGTTTGAGGACTTGTCGGCCGCGCGCGCCTGCTCGACGCGCCGCTCGGCCGCTGCGCGCAGCTTGGCCACGGTGGTGGTGGCATGCTCGACCGCCTCGTTGGGTGCCATGGTGCCGCCTGCGCGGGCCGTGTTGAAGGTCTTGAGGTAGGCCGCGCGCAGGTCGGGCGACTCCACATCCTTGCCCGACATATCGTTGGGCAGGGACACCACGGCCTTGTCGATCTTGGCGGCCGTGTCCCACTGCTTTTCGTCAAAGTGGTCGGCCCGGGCGCTGCTGGCCTTGCCGCCGTTGGCCGTCAGCGCGTCGTTCTTGCCGGAAGCGGATGTGTAATAGCGGGTGTGCGCGCCATGGAGTTCGATCTTGGAAACGCTTTCGCGTTCCTCGCGCTCATCCTTGCGCCCCTTGTGCTGGACTTCCATCTGCGTGGCAAACGGCTGCAGGCGCGTTTGCAGGTCGTGGGAGTTGATGGTTTGCTCGACCACCTTGCCAAACGGGTCTTGCACCTTGAACGTGGCATTGAAGGTCGGCACCTTGCCGTAGCCGGGCAGGTCGCGCTCAAACGGGGTGATGGCCACGGCGCCGGTGACCCGGTTCTTGCCCACGCCGTTGACGACCTGGGTGATCCGGTCGGCATCGCCTTTGGCCACGGCATCGGCCAGGTCGGTGTCGAACTTCTTGCGCTGCGTGTCAACGTAAGTGTCCGCCGCCTGCGTGGCGTTGAGTGCGCTTTCGATGTTGCCTGCGCTGCGCTGGACCTCGGCAAAGTCGCGCAGCGTTTCGTCCTGGCGGGCCTTGCGCGCCACCTGGATCGGCGCCATGGGCGCTTCGCTGCCGTCGGGCATTTGCAGGCCCGGCCCGGCTTGCGGCGCCGGCTCGAAGCGGTCCTTGCCCACCTGCGTCATCTTCTGGCGCGTAGCTTCCTCGCGCGCCTGCTTGTCCGTGGTTTCCTTGCGCTGGCTTTCCAGCCAGGCCGCATTGCGGTCCTGGTTCTCCATCTCGCGCGCCCGGTCAACGCCTTGCTGCGCGCCCTTGACGAAAGCGGCCAGGCCGCCCTTGAATCCCATTGCCATGGTGTGTGTTCCTTGTGTCTGTTTAGCTAAAGAGCCAGCTCAAGCCCTTGTCCACGGCCGACTGGCCCGCCTTGGAGTTCAGTGCGCTGCTGGTGACATTGCCCAGCGAGGTCCAGAAAGCCGCATCGTCGGCGCGCGCGTCGGCCGCATCCTGTTGCGCCAGCCTGGACCGCTCCGTGGCGCTCAGGTTCTTGACCGAGTACAGGCCCTTGTAGTCATCGGCGGCACTGCCATAAATCTTGCCGATGCCCCCGGCAAAGCTCAGCCGGTTGTTCACCGGGGCGGCGGCCGTGGACACGGCGGCATTGCCGACCAACGCGCCGGTGCTGGCGGCCTGGGCCGCCTGAGTGGGCAGGTTCGCACCAAAGCCGATGGCGGTTTTTTGCCGCTCGTTGGCCACCGCTTCCAGGTCGTTGCGCGCCTTGGTGGCGGCGCCCGCCTGGGCGCTGGCCGAGGCAATGTCCACCTGCTGGCCCAGCGCCTGTGACCTTGCGCTGTTCGGGTTCACCCCCATGCGGCCCAGGCTGCGCAGGCCTTGGCTGCGCATGTCGGCAAACCTGGAGGTCACGCCTGCCATGGCTTCGCTGGCGGCCTTCTCCTGGCGCGCTTCGCTGTTGAAGCCAAAGGCGCCCTGGGCGTAGGTGTCCTGCATGCCGCTGAACTTTCCCGTGCGGTCAGTCAGGTTCTGCGACAGCAGGCCCAGGTTCCCGGCCAGCCGGGTTTGCAAGCCACTGACCCCTTGGGCGGTGGCATTGGCGCTGGCCAGGTCGGGAATGGCCTCAAGGTAGGCATTCCTGCCGTAGGCCAGGCTGTCATCGACGGCGCCCTGCCAGTTGGTGAAATTGGGATCAGTGGCCATGGGGGTCCTAGAAGTTGAGCAAGTTGCGCACGGCGGCCAGTGGAATCCGGCGGGCATTCAGCGCAGCCATCACATCGGCGCCGTAGTGGTTGACGGCGGCCGTGCGGATGACGTACTCGCCAATGTCCAGGGCGGTGTAGCCGTCGTCGGGGCCGGCCGGGTTGGGGCCGCTGAGTTTCTTTTCGGTGATCAAGCCGCCCCGGAATGAGCCGCTGGCGCTATCGGTGCCCGAGCCGCTGTCGTTGCCGTTGCCGCCGTCGTTGCCTTGTCCGCCACCTGAGCCAGCGCCAGAGCCGCCGCCTGAAGCGTTGTCGCTTTGCGAGTCGCTGCCGTTGACGGCATCGGCGCTGCTGGCGTCGGTGTTGGCGTCCGATCCGGGGCCGGTTTCGTTGGAGCCGTGCGAGTCGCGGCTACCGATGGTGCCGGGGCCTTGGGCGGCGGTGGTGGTGCCATCCAGACCCGTCACCCCGCTGATACCTGTGATCCCCTCAATTCCATCAATGCTTGCAATGGAGCCAATGCCGGGCGTGCCCATGCGGCCAAAAGCCGCTTCTGCCTTCTCGCCCAGCGCAGCGCCGAGTCTTCCGCCAATCGGGCCGCCCAGTATGCCGCCGGCCAGACTGGCCAGCGTGCTGCCGATGCCGGTGGTGCCGATGGAGTTCTGCCCGGAATGCGAGCCGCTTGCCGCGCCAACGCCGCCAGCGCTGCCATTCGCAGAAGATGAATCGCCCGAGCCCGAGCCGTCGCCGTTTGGTGCGCTGGCCGATGCCTGGCCTGCTGCGGTGGTGCCGCCGGCAGTGGCGGGGGCGGCTGGCTTGGGAATGACGCCATTGCGCAAGATGGCAGTGGAGGCGCTGGCGTCCAACTCCTTGCGGATGGCGTCAGCCTTGGCCTTGATCCAGGCCTCTGTCGTGGCGTCCTGGCCCCAGGCCATCTGATAGATTTCTTCGGGTGTCAGGCCCGCTTTGTCGGCATGGGCCTGAACCAGTGCGAAATTTTGACCCTTGGCGCTCATGTCAGCAGCGCGGGCCAGGGGTTGGTTGAGCAACTCCCAGGTGTCTGAATACTCACTCATGGCGGGAACCTTTCGCGCGTAGGCGTGTTGAAGGAATTGGCACGACTGGCGCGCGTAGATGGTGGCCGGTCGGGGCCGCAAAAGGAAGGTTAAATGGCCGGTTTATTTCTTCAAGGTGCCCACACCACGGCGGCCACGTCGTCGGCATTGAGCGCTGCATCGAGTTGCGCGCGCAGGGCGCGGGCGTGCTGGTGCAGGGCATTGGCGTACATCGCCAGCGCCACCGGCATGGCCTGCATGGCCGGGCCGTCGAGCGCCAGCGTGGTGTTGTCCGCACAGGTCCAGTCGATGGCAAAGGGCGGCGCGGCGTCGGCGGCCTGCACGGCCGTGGTGATGCGCTGCACGCTGCGCGGGTCCGAGTCGATCTGCTTGCCCAGGTAGGGGAAGCTGGTGGCCTCCTGCACGTCGCGGGCCTGCTTGATGTCCTGCCACTTGGCGGCCTTGAGGTCGGCCAGGGTGCGGGGGTCAATCCATTGCTTGGCGGTGTAGTCGAAGGTGTGAAAAGGGCTCGGCCGGGGCGGGATCGGCTGAATGGCCAGGGCCGCGTCCAGGTAGCTTTGCCGAATGTCATGCTGCTCGTCCACGATCAGCCACTGCATACCACTGAGGCGCTCGGCCAGCGCCAGCGCCAGCGCTTCGGTTTCGACACCGCGCCCGGACAGGCACCGGCCTTTCGCATCGAAGGTGTAGAGGTATTTCATCGGTAGCTTTTCAACACGGTGATGGTGGCGTAATGGCTGGTGCCGCTGGTGATGTCGGCGCGCATCCAAATCTTGAAGAAGCCGGGACCGAGAAACCGGCCCGACTGCAACACCCCGAACTGGGGGCCGTCTGCAGCGTAACTGCCCGAGTTGGAAACATCGACGTGGCCATAAGTGAGGCTGACGCCCAGGTACAGCCCGAAGCTGCCCCCGGTGTGCGGGTTGAAGTTGAAATGACAGTCAAAGATGACCCCCACGTAGCCGTAGCGGTCCATATACAGCTCAATCGAGTGCCAGGCGGTGTTCTCGATGAAGGTGTAGGGCTGCTCAAAGCTGGTGGCGCTTTTGCTGGCGATCAGGTCGGCGGTGATGGTGCCGACCTCGATGCCGTCACCGCTGATCTTGGTGCCCGACCCGCCCAGCGACCAGGCGCTGGGCAAGGTCTGGTAGGGCGAGGCCATGGCGACCATCGGCTGCGTGGCAAACAGGAAGCTGTTGGTGTACCCCGGCAAGGTGGCCGACTTTCGGATGACGATGACGGTGGAGGCGGCCGCTGCCGGGGCGACCCCAAACCCAAACAAGCGTTTGTAGCCGGACAGTTGCTGGCCGCCTGACGCCTCTTGATTGTTGGCCTCGCTGGCGAAATACGTGGCAATGAGGCCGCCGCTGGCGTTGTAAAAATGGATGAAACAATCGACGTTGCAACGGTGCGCGCCCGTGTAAACGGAGAACTCGTAGCGTTGGTTCGCCACGACCGGCGACGGCGGGGACACCATGTATTGGCTGTAATTGGCGTCGCCCGTGCCGGTGGTGTTGGGCTGGGAAATGTAGAGGGCATGGCCGCCCGAGGGAAACCAATCAGGTATGTCCAGCCCCCTGCTCGTCACGGTGACGCCGTTTTCCCCTTGCCACCAGCCATACGTCCCGGAGGCAAAGCCGGCGTTGTTCAGGACGTTGGCGGCCAAGCCGATGTTCAGCATCTTGGACGTGACGGAGCCGCCCGGCAGTTCCAGCGTGCCGTTAGCATTGAGCGCAAAGCCCAGGCCCACGCCGTCATAGTTGGTCGAGCGCACGCTGTTGCTGCTGACGGTGATGCCGCCAATCTGGCCGGCCGTGGCATACACCGTACCGCGCACCACGGCGTTGTTGAACGTCGCATTGCCCGCGCCGTCGATGCTCCACATTTTCACGTTGGGTGCGTAGTCGGCGGTCGAGCTGATGGTCGCGCCCACCGCGATGCTGCCGCCGCTGATCCGCGAGGCGGTCATGGTGCCGGCCGTGATGTCGTCGGCGTTCAGCTCGCCAATCATGGCCGAGGTGATGGTGGCGTTCTTGAAGAATCCCGCGTCCAGGTAAACGCCGGCCGGCACTTCCTTGCCGTTGATGGTTGTCGGCGTGGTCTGGATGACAAACGGCAGGTCCGGGCTGGTGGTGCTCCAGGTGCCGCCTGACATGGGCTGCGCTTCGGAGAAGTAGGCCCGCGTGAAGAAGGCGAAGGAGTCGGTGTTGGGTGGCGTGACCGGAAAAGTGACGGGGACCGTCTTGGTGCCGGATTTGCGCAGGATGCAGCGCGCCTTGGTGGCGCCCGCTGGAGCAATGCCTGACGCGCCGGTCTGCTTGTAGGCCGACAGCCGCGTTCCGCCCAGCGCCTCCTCGTCGTTGATACCCAGCGCCGTGTTGCCGATGACGTTGTTCGAGCTGTTGATCCAGTAGATGAACGCCTCGACCTTGCAGCGGTGCGCTGCGGTGTAGATGCTCCACTCGTAGTTTCGACCCGCCACCACGGCAATGTCGGCCGTGGGGCTCGCCTCCACATAGCCCGTCGGCGCGCCGGTGCCGCCGTCCCGAATCCAGGCGGTGCCGTTGCCTGCCACGTAGCCGCTCAGGTTGCGCCCGCTGGTGATGGTGGACGTGGTGGTCGGAAAGGTCCAGTCCGACAGGTCGTTGGTGAAGTTCGCGTTCAGGCACAGGTTGCTGCGCGCGGCTGTGCCGCCGGTGTAGTAGCGCGTGACGTTGGGCGTGACGCTGGTGTCCAGCCAGACAAAGCCGTTGTAGAGGTTGAGCGTCGGGGCGGTGCTTCGCGCCGTGGCGGGCGGGGCGACATAGAACTGGCTGGCCTGGATGCCGAAGGCGCTGCTTGGCGCAGCGTTCTTGACGGTGCTGGCCAGCCCATAGCCTGAAATCAGGCCCGCCAGGTCGGTCTTGACCGCCCACTGCAGCTCCAGCGCGCCGGTGCTGGTCTTGAGCGCCGTGGCCTTTTGCTCGATGGTGCCGCTGGTCACGCCGTCACTGATGTAAACCTGCTTGACCGCCGTGGCCAGAGGCAGGCCGACATTCCAGACACCGCCGGCAGTCTCGCAGGTGGTCTTGGTGGTGTGGTCGGATGCTGCGCCGCCGATGGAGCAGTAGCCGATCTTGGTGGTCTCTACGCTGGTGACGCGCGCATCCACCGTTGCGATGGCGCCGTCAGGCGAATACACCCAGGCCGAGCCGCTCCACTGGTAGAGCTTGTTGTCGTCGGTGTCGATCCAGGTGTCGCCGGTGCGCAGCGGCACGGCGGCGGCGGTTTGCGGGTCGGTGCCGCGCTGCGTGGGGGCTGTGGCCTGACGGAACGCGGTCGAAGTCAGGTTGGCGTAGGCGCGCAGGTAGGTCGCGTTGGTGGCAATGGCGCTGTCGGCCCCGACCTTGGTGTAGTAGTCGTTCAGCAGCGTGGCGCGCGTGGCCGGCAGGCCGGTGGTGGCGTTGTTGACCTGGGAGGCCAGGGCGATGCGCAAGGTGGCTTCTGCGCTGTCGGCGTCGGCGCGGACCTGCTTTTCTTCCAGCAGGCCTGCCATGGACGCGCCCGGCGCGCTGCGCCCCACGGCCACCCAGTCGAGGCTGAACACATCGGCCGAGGTCGCCCCGAGGTTCAGCCGGATGGCCGTGATGGTGCTGTTCACCCAGTCCTGCCCGCCCACCGTCAGCGCAGACATATCCCAGTCCAGCACGGCCGTGTCGCCTACATTGGGGACGGCGTTGGCGATGGTCTTTTTGTACGATTCGCCAAAGCCGTGTCCAGGGGTGGTGTGGTAGGCGCTGCCGTTCCAGCCGGCACCGGCCAGGCGCTTGACGCGCAGCCGGATGAGGCTGTACTGCGCGCCCAGGATAGAGATCGCCGGCGACAACAGAATCGGGCTGCCGCCGGTTGATGTCACGTTGAGCCATCCGCTGGCCCAGCTGGTCGAGGCGCCGGCCGAGGTCCAGCCTTCGGCGGTGGCGTCAAAGTACCACGCCACGCCCGGGTCAAAGCCGCCCGACACGCCGGCCGTGAGCCGGCTGATCTGCTGGGCCATGCTGGCGTCGGCATCGGCGCGAATCGTCTGCTCGGCGCTGATGGCCGTGCCGCGTGCGTCGGCCTCATTGAGCAGGCGCTGGGCCACGCTGCCGGCCAGGGTGCCCGGCCCGTCGATCAGGTCGATGCGGCTGCCCAGGTCGGTGTAGAGCTGGCTGGCGGTGATCTGTCCGCTCAGCGCCTGCAGCAGCTGGGCCACGTTCTGCCCGGTGATCGCCTGCAGGCCGTTGGTGCCGCCGGCGGGCAGCGACGCCACGCCATCGTTGGACTCCCAGGTGATCCACAGGCGCCAGGTGGTCGCCGGGTTGGTCGGGTGCGCAAAGATCGTGCCGGTAAAGGACGTGATGCGTACCGCATCGCTGAACACCGGCAGCGGGCCAGACACCCAGGTGGCGCCGTACACCTGGGTGCGCAGGTAGCCGTGCCCGGCGGTAAAGCCCGGGGCGTCATGGCCGATGAAAATGTTGCTGATGGCCGCGCTGACGTAAAAGCCGGTCGGCATGGGCGGCGGCGTCAGGTCGGCCTCGTAGGCCGGGGTCGCGCCCGGCCCGGGCAGCAGCGGGGGCGAGCCCGTTCCAATGTTGTCCGGGTTGAAGCCGGAAGGGAACTTGACCAGGCCGGAGGCCAGCAGGTCGCGCAAGGTGAGCCCGCGATCCAGCTTGTTGCCTTGCCGGCCCATGTAGGTCATCAAGGTTTCACGCACGCGCTGGGCGTAGTTCGGCGCGCCGGGGGCGGGCAGGTCTTTGCGGGTGTTGTCGCTCATGCTTGGGCCAGCTCCTGCATCGAATGGGCGATGGCCAGGCCCTGGATGGCGCTGGTGCCCGACAGCTCGAACTGCCAGGTCTGCGCCAGAAAGCCCGCCGGTAGGCGAAAGGGCGTGGCGCTGGCCACGGTCTGCGTGTGCTTGAGCACGCCGTCGGCGTAAAACTTGGCCGTCACCGGGTAGGCGTCTGCGGTCACTTCGGCGCAGGCGAAGGCCTGGGTCGGCTTGGGCAGGCGAAACAATTTGCTCTTGAAGGTCACCGTCATCGCCGTGCCCGCATCCCAGCGCTGCACACTGGCGCCGCTGAGCACGTAGAGCTGGTCCTGCAGCTCGTCAAAGTGCATCGCCTCGTAGCCGGTGTCGAGGAAATACAGCCCGGTCGGGCTGGCCGGGTCGATCAGGAAGGCCTTGCGCCCGCTGCCATCGTTGTAGCTGCCCAGGTACAGGCCCTCGTACATTTGGCCGATGATGCTGCTGGGCACCAGGGCCTGCCAGTCGTCGCGCAGCATCAGGCCGGCGGTCAGCACCCGGGCGCCGCCGCTGCCGTAAAAGCACAAGCCGTCGTTGGACGCCCAGGCCACGCCCACGCCCATGCTGACGACCGATTGGGGCGCGATACAGCCCTGGCTCATTTCCAGGCGCTGCTGGTCCATGGAGTCCGGCCCGGAGCCGGCCACCAGCAAGGGGCGCCCGGTGGTCAGCACCAGCAGGGATTGACCGAACACGCCCAGCGCCACGGCCTTGCTGTCCGGCGGCACCACGTCGTAGGCAATCGGCCAGGCGTAGGGCGTGTAGGGCTCGCAAAAGCGCACCGCTCCCGCGCTGATGCCGGCCAGCATGCCGTTCCACAGCGCCGTGAGTTCGCTCAGGTTGTCGGGAGGTGTGAGCCAGGTGGTGGTCGGCATGACCTCGCCCAGCGTGCGGTTGTCGTCCGTGGTGCTGGTCAAGCCGATGGTGATTTCGCGCAGGAAAAAGAACTCCGCCGAGCCGTCCGAGGCCGCCTGCGTGCGGTAGAGGCGGCGCCGGTTGATGTTGTAGTTGCCCGCCGGCACGGCGCTGAACCCGCTGATCGTCGTCGTCGCGTCGGGCTTGCGCAGCAGTGCCGCCGAGGGCGGCGAGGGCGCGCTTTCCCAGCCCCAGTCGTTGACGAAGGTATAGACGTAGAAATAGCTGTCGGTGAGGGTGCTCACGCCGCCAGCGGCGCTCAGGAGCGGCGCGCCCGTGGGCGCCGGCAGGCCCAAAGGCCGGCTGGCCGTCGGGTAGGGCGTGCTGGCCAGCGCGATGGTGTTGTCGCTCACCTTGGGCGCGCCGTCGCCGCTGTAGTAGGTGCGCTCGGTGGTGTCGGCCGCGTCAAAGCCGCGCACCGCCTTGACCACGGTGGTCCAGCTCAGCCAGTACGTGGCATCGCTGGCCACGTCCCGCCCCATGCGGTAGAGCGTCTTGCGCCCCGAGGGCACGCTGGCCACGGTCAGCGGCGACTTCCACGGGCGCAGGTCGGCCCGCCCCGGTTTGTGGTTGCGCGAGGTCACGCCCACGCTGTCGGGCAGCAGCATCGGGTGCAGCGCGCGGTTTTCGCCGAGAAAGCCGCTCAGTTTGATTGTGGCCATCGGTGGTCCTTGTGGGGGGGAAGGGCGCGCACGCGGCACGCGCGCGCAGCAGCCCCGGGCCGCGTCCAAGGCGGCCCGGCCAAAGAAAAAAGTGCGTTCAGTGGCGCTTGTTGATTCGCCGCATCAAGGCGTGATCCCGGCGGCGCTCAATGCGGTCATCCAGGCCTGCGCGACGAATGATGGGCATGGACGGCGGGCCTTGCGGCGGATGGGGTTAGGGGGGGATGCCAGCGGCGTTCAGGGCGTTGGTCCAGGCCGACGCCATGATCTGGCGCCCGGCGTTGTTCGGGTGGATGAAGTCGCTCACCTGGTCGTACTGCGCCAGCAGGTTGCCCGCGCCGTCATTGAGCAGGGGAACGTGCGCGCTGACGCGGCCCTGCACGCCCGTGATGGGGCTGGCGCCGCCGCCGGCGATGGCGGTGTTCAAATCGAGCCACTTCTGGTAAGCAACAGGCCCATTCGTGGCGCCAAGGTCGGCCATCAGGCGGCCCTTGCATGGCGTCATCTGCGCGATCAGCACCTTGGCCAGCGGCGCGTCCGCGATGACGGTGTTCACCAGGTCTTGCAGCCGGGCCAGCACCGGCGCGGTGGCCTCAGTGCTGAGCACGTCGTTCAGGCCGACCTCGATCATCACCCACTTGGACTGCGCCCTGAGCGCGGCGCCCTGCCAGGCGGTCTTTTGCATGGCGATGGTGTCGCCCGGAACGGCCAGGTTGAGCAGCGTGCGGCTGGTGGCCAGGTAGGTCGAGACAGCGTTGGCCCCGAGGTAGGCGGCGATGGTGCTGTCGCCGAGGACCGTGGCATAGGTGCCGGCCAGGCTCCCGACGCTATCGCTCAGGCTCTGGCGGATTTGCGCGCGCACCGCGTCCGACTGGGCCACGCACAGCACGGCCGAGCCTTGCGCGCCGTTCAGCTCGAAGGCGGTGCTGTTGCCGAACTTGTACTCGGTCCAGGCGGCCAGGTTCAGGTTGCGCAGCTCGACCACGCACCAGGCGCCGACCGGCACGGCATCGCCCAGCTGCTGGATGGTGGTGCCGGTGCCGCCCGCGACGGCCACACCGTTGACGAAAAACGTCGGCGTGCCGGCGCTGACGGCGGCCAGCGTGGCCGGGTCCGCGCCGCCGGCGGCAAAAAACGGCTGGTTGCCCAGGACAGCGGTGGCCAGCACGAAGTTGGCGCTGGTGGCGCGCTTGACGGCCACGAAGTAGTCCATGTTCGCCCCCAGCGTGCCGGCGACGAAGGTGGCGACCGCGTAGCCATCGTTCACGCCGTCGAACACCAGGGACGGCGGCGCGGTGGCATACACGCCGCGATTGGCCAGCGTGGCCTGGACCGCATGCAGGCCGCGTCCGCTCTTGTCCTTGACCCGTGCGGCCTGCTGGCCCGACGTGACGGGCGCAGTGCCGGCCGTGTCGGTGGTGAGCGTGGTGCCGTCCGTGAGGTCGTACCACAGGCCGGACTGGCCGCTGGAATACAGCGAGGCGATGGAAAAGCTGCTATCGACCACGCTGGAGGCGCCGGCGATGAGCCATTCGGTGGCGCTGAGCTTGTAGGCCGTGGCGCTGGTGTTGGCATTGAGCACGGCGGCGGTGTAGCTGCCGGAAAAGCCGCTGGCGACCAGCGCGTCGCTGGCCACGGCAAGCTGCAGCGCGCCGGCGCCGCGCTGGTTGACGAACGTCAGCACCGTGCCGGCCGGAAAGGCCACCGAGGCGTTGGCCGGCAGCGTGAAGGTGCGCGCGGCGGTGTCGCTGCTCGGGTGCAGCACGACGCTGTTGTTGGCCAGCAGCGCCAGCGTGGTGTTGGCGCTGTAGCTCACCAGCCCGGCGCTGCCGAGCAGCTTCCAGCCGGTGCCGTCGAAGGCCCAGGTCTTGCTGCCATAGGCGTAGGTTTGCGCCAGGGCGGGCGCGGTGGGGAAATTGATGGGCATGGACGGGTTACCTCACTTTTTGGAGCACGGCCGAGCGGCTGGTGTAGGTCTGCGCGGCCGACTGCACCAGCGTCAGGGTGACGAACAGCGCCGAGGCCGGCGCGACGGTGGCGGCGGCAAAGGCGGCCGTGGCCTTGCCCAGCGAGGCGCTGACCAGCTGGACGAAGCCGCCCGCATGGAGCGTGGTGGCGCTGTCCATGTGCAGGTGGATGTCGCCGGCGACCTGCGCATTGGCCACGCCAGCGGCCGAGGTGGTGAACAATCCGGCCAGCGCGTCGGCCGTGGTGCCCAGCGTGCCCACGCGCACGCGAAAGGTCAGCGTGGCGATGCCCGACACCTGGCCCATGAAGTCGAGCTTGAGGTAGCTGTTGCTGGCCAGGAAGTTGGCCGGCAGGGCAAAGCTGGCCACCACGGTTTCGGTGGTGATGACGGTGTTGTTGCTCAGCACCGGCGCGGGCGGCTGCGCCATCGGCGCGGGCAGGCCAAAGTCGAAGACGGCGGCGCTCGGGCCGCCCGAGTTGACCACCGTGGGCGGGGCGGTGCTCGCCAGCGCGGTGACGCTGCCGACGGCCACGGTCGGGCTGGTGCCGTTGGTGCCGTTGGTGCCGTTGCTGCCGTTGCTGCCGTTGCTGCCGTTGCTGCCGTTGGCGCCCGGCCCGGCCTCAACCCACTGGCTGGCGCCCACGCCATCGTCAAGCCATGTCCACTCGATGGCGGTGTTCAGGTCGGCCCACTTCTGGCCGTTGACCGGGCCGGTTGGCGCCGTGATGGACACCGTGGTCGCTGGCGCGTAGCCGGCCAGCGTGCCGGCCGTCAGGCGCAGCTCCAGCGGCGCCGCACTCGCCCAGGCCTGCGCCGTCGTGCCTTCCTGCGCGCGCACCACGGTCAGCACGTCGCCCGTGCGGGCGGTGACCTTGACAATCTCCCAGGCGGTTTCAACCCCGCCCGAGGCGCTGCTGAGCGTGGCCAGGAAGGAGTCGCCCCCGCTGGGCGCCGGAAAGCGGGCGCCCTGCCCGGTGGTCAGCGTCATCGTCGTGGCGCCGATGGCCGCCCCGGCGGCCAGGGTGCCGGCGGCATTGTTGGCAAGTAGCAGGCTCATGATTCTTTGACCTTCACCTTGATTTCGACTTGCTTGATGCGCCCGTTGACGGTGGTCAAGGTGACGGTGACCTTGTAGGTCGTGCCATCACTGCCGCCGGACAGCCAGACCTTGACCACGCCATCGCGCAGCGACACATCGCTCAGGGTGATGCCCGGATCGGCCGTGGCGAGCACGCTGTTAGGGCCGGGCGCGGTGTCGCTCAGCGCGGCGAGCCAGTCCACGAAACTGATGTCGTAGTCCTGCTCGTCGGCCGGCTGCTTTTCAAACTTGGCAAGGATGGGCATGGAGGGCTCTTTCAAACGAGGCTAGGCCGGCACGTCCACGCCGTCAGGGGGCAGCGGTACACGGGCCTGATAGACCGCCAGCGGCACACGGGTGCGCTGGCTCGAAGGGAGGTAAAGGCGCTGGCGCAACCGCGCCGACAGGCTTTGCAGCTGGGCCGACTCGCTGTGCAGCAGCGCGCTGGCCTGCAGCACGCCGAGCAGCGCCTGCAGCTGGGCCGAAGACGCGGCACTTTGCACGCTGCGCGCGGCCACGGCTTGCGCGCTGCTGGCCTGGGCGGTGGCGAGCGCCAGCCAGGCAGCGCGCTGCGCCTGCGCCTGCGCCTGCTGCGACTGCAGCGACTGCAGCGCAACACTCAGCGCGTTCGCCGCGTCCAGCGCCGGCGCCTGCCCCTGCGCCGAGGCGCTGGCCACTGGCACGCTGCGCACGGTGGCGGCTTGCGCGCTGGCGGCCTGGCTGCACGTCAGCGCGGACAGCACTGCCCGCCCGGTCAGCGCCTGCAGGGCTTGCCCCTGCTGCGACTGCACCGGCGCGTCCAGTTGCCGGTTGGCCGCAAGCGCGGCCTGCTGGAGCTGCGAAGCCTCGACGCTGGCCGAGGTGCTGCGCAGCGCGCCCGCCTGGGCACTGGCCGCCTGGCTGGCGGCCAGAGCGCCTTGCACCGCGCGCCCGGTGAGGGCCTGCGGGGCCTGCACCTGGTCGCTGGCGCTGGACACCCCGGCGGCCAGCGTGGCCACGGCCAGCGCCGACTGGCCTTGTGTGGTGGTCATGCCGCCCGAGGCGGCCAGCAGGGCCTGCACCGACTGGCCCTGCGCGGCCACCACCTGGCCACTGCTGGACAGGCTGACCGCTGCGCTCACGCTTTGGGCATGGCCCGAGGCGGTGCTGGCGCCGATGGCGCGCCCGGTGCCCAGCGCCAGGCTCTGCGCTTGCGCGCCGGCCACAGCACTGCTGGCCGCGAGCGCGGCGAGCGCCTGCGCGGCCTGCGCCTGCGACGCGCTGCTGCTGCACGCCAGCGTGCCAAGCGCCGCCGCACTGGCACTGGCGGCCTGCGCACTGGCCACGGCGGCGGACACCACGGGCACGCTGCCGGCCTGCGCCGACTGGCCTTGCGCGCTGGCCTGCGCAGCGCTCAGCGCCAGCGGGCAGAGCGCGGCGCTGCTGGCCGTCTGGCTGCTGGCGCTGCTGGCTGTCAGGCTGCGCGCCGTGGCGGCCTGCGCGGCCTGCGCCTGCGACGCGGCCGCCGCCCCCGTCCGGGCCAGGCCAGCGGCCAGCGCCGCGCCCTGCGCCTGCTGCGAGGCGAGCGCGGCCGAAGCCGACGCGCCCGAGGCCGAGGCCGGCGCGCCATTGAGTGCCGCGCGGTTGAGCGCCGAGCCGTTGAGCCGCATGTGCCGCCTTAGAAGCCGCTGGTGGCGTTGCGAACGTCGTGCGTGAAGGTGGTGACGCTGACCGTCGTGCCGGTCGAGAACGCGCCGATGGTCATGTTGGCGCCTGCCGCGCCGGCCGACACGTCCATGACGACCGTGGTGCCGTCGGACTTGAAGATGCGCGCAAAGGTCGGCGTGATGGTCGCCACGGCGGTGCCGGCCGTGATGGCGTTGGCCGTCAGCAGGCCCGACACGGCCGCCGGGAAGGCGGTCGCGCCGAAGGTCATGGTCACGCCCAGCGTGTTGCCCGACAGGGCGGTGTCGCTGGTGGCCGGCTGCACGCCGTCATAGACCTTGATGGTGCCGCTGTTGCACAGCGCGGCCAGGGCGTTGGCCTGGGCGTTGACGGTTGCATCCGAGATTTGGGTATTGAGTGGCATGGGGGCGTCCTAAACAAAGGGGGAGGGGTTGAAGGAAAAGGAAACAGGCGGCCGCGCCCGGGGGGGCGCAGCAGGCCGGTTCAGGCCGAGGGCGCGCCGTTGCGGGCGGTGTTCGGGTTGCCCGGGCTGACCGGGGCCAGCGCGACGGTGGCCTTGATCTCGATGCCCAGCGCGTTGGCAAAGGCGGCATAGCGCGCCTGCGAGCGCGCGGCGTTGCCGGCGTACTCGGAGTCCTTGTCATAGGCGCGGTACAGGATGTAGTCCTGCAGCGTGTTGGCGTAGATGTCGGGCACGGAAATGCTGCCGCTGACCGCCGTGTAGAGCACGCCGTCGGCCGGCTCGGCCACTTCGGCCGGCATCGACGAGTACGCGCCGACCAGCGAGGCGGCGATGGTGGCCGGCGGGTACACGAAAAACTCCGTCGGGATGCGCGGGTCATACGTGTAGTGCAGGATTTCGGCGACGCCGGCCAGGTTTTGCCAGCCCGGCGACTGCGAATCGAGGATTTCGCGGTTCACCAGGCGCACCGCGCGCTTGTTGCCGGTGGCGTTGTTCCAGAACTCGATCAGTTTGGTCGCGCCGACGGGCAGGGTCTGGCGGGCACCGGCCACCAGCGACACCGCCCCGGTAGTGCGGATGGCATCCGGGCGGTACAGCACGATCTCGCGCTGGCCGTCGTTCAGGTAGCGCACCAGCTCGGACACGGGCCAGCGGATGGAGGTGTTGTCCTGCAGGTTTTCCACCACGCGGCGGATGAGGGACTGGGCAGCAATGGGCATAAAAGGCTCCTGGCGGGCGAAAAAAAGCCACTCGAAAGTGGCTTGGGGGGTGAAATGGCGGCTTGACCGCTTGACTACTTGGACAGGTTGGAAATCGTGGCGTCCTTGACCTGCGAGCTGCGGCTGCTGCCGAACTCGAAGCCGTACACATCGCGCACGGCCGAGGCGAGCACGCCGGCAATGAACATCACCGCGTTGACCGCGCGCTCGGGCATGTCGGCATCGCGGGCGATGAAGTACACGCACAGCACCAGCCCGCCGACGGCAAAAAACGCCAGCAGGTCGCCGCGCCAGTTCATGCGCCCGGCCTGCGCCAGCGCCACATCGCGCCCGCGTGCATTGGCCCGGTCGGCCAGGCTGGCTTTTTCCAGCTCGGTGTCCGCTTGCAGGGCGGCCAGCTTGAACTGCAGCGCCAGCGCCGGGTCGGCTTTCAATGAGGCCAGGGCCTCGTCCGGGGTGCCGGTGCCGGTGACGGTGCGGGCCATGTCGATCACCTGTCCGGCGACCGCTGCGGCGGTCTCTGAATTGGTGAAGTGCTTGATGAGGCTGGGGGCGAACTGCCCGGCGAGCGTCAGCGCCAACGTGATCGGGTCCATCAGAAGGCCTGCCCGATGGTGATGGCGCGGGTGCCGCCGGCGCCCCGGAACAGCGCCTGCTCGGAGTAGCGGCGCCGCGTCAGGCCGCGCATGACCTGGCCGCCGGCCTTGTTCCACAACGGGAACTGGGCGGCGGCGCGCTCGGGCTGGCCGGCATTGAGAAAGCGCAGCAGGCTCGAATCGCCCAGCCCCTCGGCGAGGGTGTCCTCGTCAATGTCCGCGCCCACGTTGTAGGCAAAGCACACCAGCGCGTCGAACTGGCCCTGGGTGACGGCGACCTTGAGCAGCGCGTTCACATCGCGCTCGAAACGCGCCAGGTCACGGATAAAGGTGTCGTCGGCCTGCTTTTGCGTCCAGACCAGCCCGGGCTTGACCTGCGGGCCGGTGTGGCCCCAGCCGATGGTCCAGGGCGCCTTGCCCGTGCCCGGGTCCGGGTAGGCGGTGAGGCGGCAGCTCTCGTAGAAGTGCAGCACATGGATGCCGTTGGACGAGGTTTTCATGGCGCTCATGGCGGGCCTCCGGTGGCGTTGAGAATGTCCACGTCCATGGTCAGCATCACGCCGATGGGGTAGAGCAGGTGCATGGGGTTGCACACATAGTCCAGGGCGGTGACGATGGCCGCGCGGCCCGGCGTCGCACTGCGCGGCGCGGTGATGCCGAACACCAGCTCGCGGGGCATGCGCCGGCTCAGGTCGTCCAGCGCGGCGGCGTTCATCAGCACGTCGCCCTGCGTCAGGTCGTAGCGCGTGCCGGCCGCGTCGTAAAAGCTGCGCGAGTAGGTGACCGAGCAGCGCCGCGTCAGGTCGCGCTGCACGCGGGCATGCACCACGATCTGCTCGCCAGGGCGTGCGGCGTTGGCCGTGTAGCCCAGCAGCACGAACGGCGGGGTGCGCTCCAGCCCCCAGGACAGCGCCTGGCCGAGCGCGGCCAGCAGCAGCACGAAGCCCAGGGCCAGGATGGCCGTGGCGATGCGGTGGATGCGGTGCAGCGGGTTCATGCGGGGGGCCAGTCGGTCATGGCAGGGATCACCACATGCGGGTGCGTGTGGATGAAGTGCTCCAGGTGGTAGATGCGCCGCAGGTACAGCAGCTTTTCTTTTTGCACCGCCGCCAGGTCGGCGCGCAAGGCGGCGATTTCGTCCTGCAGCCGGTGGCTCAGCGCGTCGCGCGCCAGTTCCTCGCGCTGGGCCGACTCCTGCGCGCGCGCGTCGATGTGGCCGAGCAGCCATTTCGCGCCGCCGCCCATCACGCCGAAGAACATGCCCAGCGCACCGAGCAGCAGCACCATGTCTTGCGAGTTCATTTGCAGGCCCTCGGGGGGTTAGCCAAAGCGCGGCGGGCGCACCCGCAGCGTGCTCTGGACGTATTCATGGAGCTGGTCCACGGTGGCCTGCGCCAGCGCCGCCTCGTAGGCTTGGCTGTGGATCAGGCCGACGGACGGCGCGGACCAGGGCACGTTGACCTGGCCCATCAGCCGGGCCTTGGCGCCGTGCAGCAGCGCGTCCTCGTACTTATCGGCCAGGAAGTCCGGCAGCGTGGTCGCGGTGCGCTTGGGCGCGTAGCGCACCTTGAGCGTGAGCAGCGTGCCCAGCGCATTGGCCGGGCGCGGGTACACGGTGATGCTGCCCAGCTCGCGCGCGGCGTTGAAGTACAGCGGCACCGAGCCCTGCCTGGTTTGCCAGTCGGGCATCAGGTAGGCCAGGCGCGCCAGGGTCACGGGCACCAGCTCGTTGCTCGGCGTCCAGGCGCCCAGCACGGCCAGCACGCGGGCGTCGCTGGGCGCGTCCACGTCGTAGCTGCCGACACCATCGACCAGCGCCACCGGGTCTTGCAGCTCATCCCACACCTGCGCGCGGGTGCAGAAGTCGCCCGCCGTTGCAGCGATGGCCTGCACGACGATGGCATCCATCACGCCGGGCAGCTCGATGCGGGCCAGGTGAACGAGGTCGTCAATGTTCATGGCGCGTCAGGCTCAGGCAGGAACGGCGGAAAACGGGTAGCGCGGAATGTCGCGCTGGATCACCGCAGCGCCCTCGTTGCGGTAGGTGGTGTACACCGCGTTTTGCAAGATGTGCAGCACTTCATGGGGCACCAGGCACGGCACGCCGCGCGGCAGGCGGTAGAGCTTGCCGTTGGGCTGGATTTCCACGACATCGTTGCCGTTGTCATCGCCCGTGGCGTGAACCGTGACGGTGAACATGGCCACGGGCGCGGCGTCGGCAGCGGCGGCGCTCGGCGGGGCGGCTTTGGCGGCGGCGGCCACTTTGGGGGCCGGGGCGGCGGTCACGACCGGGGGCGCATCGTCCAGGGTGGTCACTTGCGAGTCGGCATTGGGTTTGGTCATGGGATTTCAGGCCTTGAAAAGCAAAAAGCCCCGGTGAAGGGGCATGAAAAAGCCGCCTGGCATTGCTGCGTGGCGGCGGGGGGTTCTCGGGAATCGGGTGGCTACGGCATGTCAGGCCAGTGTTTGTTTTGCTTCTTCAGGTTGTCGATGGCCGGAATGACCTGAAGGTTGAATTCGTTGTGCAGACCCGATACGTACTGACTGGTCAGTGGCACGATATGGTCAACGTGGTGCAGGATGCCGGTGGTCTTGCTGATTTCCTGGCACGCTTGGTAAATATCCAGAATCTTTTGAAGGTTGGCCCATGCGGGCGTGGCCTGTTGCTTGACCCGTTTTCGCCTGGCGGCCTTCTCTATCTCGATGTGCAGCGGCTGGCGCCTGTAGGCCTTGCCGGTAGCAGAGACTGCGGCAATCATCACGCCGCCCTTCCATGCCGGATTGTTGGCCCCGGTGATGGCTTTAGACATGCGCGCTTTCACCTCGTCGCTGGACTTGGCGCAGACCTGTGAGCAGTAGATGCGCTGGTCGGCCCTGATGGCGTACACCTCAATCAGCGTCTGGCAGTGCTTGCAGGGCACCATGACTTTCTCGTTGGGCCGGGTGTCCACGCGCACCTGGTAGCCGCACTCGGTTGAGCACGTCTTGACATGGCTATGGCTCGGCGGGCTGGAAAACTCCTTGCCGCAAACGTCGCACGGGCGGGTCGTAGCTTCCTTGTTCCGGTCGTACAGGCACGCCTTGGAGCAGTATTTGCCGCCGCCGTTTTTGATCTGGCTCAAGGGTGCAAAAAAGCCTTTACCGCACGTCAGGCAGTGCCGCTCGGGGGCGCTGCGCGTCTTGCGGGAACGCAGCTGGTAGCCGCAGGCGGTGGAACAGGTCTGTATGTTCTCGCTCGCCAGCGCGTTGAAATTCTGGTGGCACACGGTACAGGTCTTGCTGACTTGCAGCCGCTGCGACTTCTCGGTCGAAATCAAATTGTTTCTGCAGGCAATGCCGCAGGTTCTTATCTTGGAAAGGCGGGCCTGAAATTCAGACCCGCACATTTCACATTTTTTGAGCGGCATGTAGTGGGCTCCTTTGGGAACTTGATAGTACTCTGGAAGCCCATACAAACCTACTCACAACCGCTTAATTTTCATTAAGCAGTAGCACATGCCTCGATTCTCACACCAAAGTTATCATTCAAGATCACGCATGTGGTCATGGATTTCCATGCGGCGTGGCCACGCTGGCTCAGCGGGTCCGAATCGCTGGGGGTCGGGTTAACGATCATCGGGAACACCGCGAACTGCCCCTTCAACGCAACAATTCCGAAAAAATCGCGGCCGAGGTACAAAACCGGGTACACATCGGCATTGACGCCGGTGGTGCTCAGCATGGTGCCCTTGGCGCCGCCCGCGTCGGCGAACGGCTCAAAGATCGTGCTGGTGACGTAGCGCACGTCGTTGACCTTGCCCAGCTCGTTTTCCCACGGCGTCATGGTGCCGTAGCGCTCGGCGGCCACGAAGCCGGTCATGGCGCGCACGTCCGCTTCCAGGTCCGGGTGGATCAGGCCGACGAAGCCGGGGGCGACGTTGGCCGTTTCGTAGCGGGCGCTGGACGCCACGATCTCGGTGATCGGGCGGGCGTTCTGGCGCTTGAGCGTGCGCACGGCGCGCTGCTGCATGGTCAGGCTCAGCGCGGTGTTGACCACGTTGCGCGCGGCGCCGTTGGCATAGGACACGTTGGTGCCCGCTTTCAGCACGCCGAAACGCATTTTTTCGATCATCTGCGCGGCCTGCTCGCCCAGCAGGTTGACCGCCTCGTTCATCACCGGGTCTTCATGCGTGTCGATGACGACATCGGTGATGGTCGTCTTGTCGCCGTACTGCTGCAGCGTCGCCGTCACGTCGGTCGCCTGCAGGGTCTGGCCGGCTGGCGTGACGCCCTCGGTCAGCGCCACCGGGGTGGTCGGCAGCGCGGTGTAGCGGCGAAACTTCACCACCTTGCTGTTGTGCGCCGGCAGCGGCTGGGCCTGGCCGAATTTCTCCAGCACCAGGTACGGGAGGCCGCGCTTGAGCAGCTTTTTAGCCGCGTAGGCGGCGGTTCGTGGCGAAATATCGCCGTATGCAGACTGTGCCATGTCAATTTTCCTTTAAGGTTCAAAAAGGAGCGTTGAACTACGTCCGTGGGCCGTATGCAGTCGCGTGAGTCGCTGTGGTTGAGGCGCCCGCAGGCGTATCTCCAGCGGTGCGGCGTGCGCGTCGAGGGTGTCGTTGTGTTGCTCGGGAGGGAGGTGCCTGGCGTTTGAAATCCGCCGCCAGGCAGGCGGGGCATCGAAGCCGGGGGTGTCCCGGCCTCAAAGGGGGTGAAAAAAGGGGGCGCGCTTAAACGTCGAACTCGTCCCAGGCGCCGGCGTAGTCCTTGCTGCTGCCGGGCGCGGTGGGCAGGCGCAGGCCGGTCGAGCGCACGCCCTCGGCCGCGTCCATGTCGTCGTCGCTGGCCTGGTCGCGCGCCGGTTTGGCGGCGCTGGCCTTGTAGCCGGCCAGCATCTTGCAGATTTCTCGGGCGGTGCCGGTCTGCACCACCTTGGCGGCGGCCGGGTTGCCCGCCGTGAAGGCCTTGAAGCCGTCGGAGTTGGCCACGTCCATGAAGTCCGGGTGCGCGTCGGCAATGGCCTCGAAATGCTGCTTTTCGCGGGTGTCCACGATGTCGTTGATGATCTCGTCCACCGACTGGCTCACGCGCGCGCTGGACTGGGCCACCTTGGCCTCGATGACGGCGTTGAGCATCGCCGCGAAGTCGTCGCCGAAGTCGTTGGCCAGCGTGCGCAGCGCCTCGTCCGGGTCCATGCCCTTGAGCTTGGCCGCCGCGTCCTCGCCGGCTTCCTCGGCCGGGCTCTCCAGCTCGCCGTCGTCAAATTCAGTCTCCAGGCCATCGCCCAGCGGGTCGGCCTTGGCGCCGGATTCGCGCACCTTGAGTCGGCCTTCCCAGGACTTCAAGCGCTGAATTTCCCTGGCCAGGTCGGCCGCGCTCAGGGCGGGCTCGGCGGCGGCGGCGGGCGCGTCGGTGGGCGGCTCGCCCTCGGCGACTTCCTCGGCCTCGTCCGGGCTGTTCGGCAGCGCGTCCTCGCCCTCGGCGGTTTCTTCGCCCTCGCCCTCGCCCTCGGGCAGCAGGCCAAAGGCCTCGTCTTCGCTCTGCGCGGCCGGCTCGGGCGGCAGATCGTCGGCATAAGCGGCGTCGAAGTCAGCGTTGTCTTGTTCGATCTGGTCACGGGGTGAGGACATACAGAAGTTCCTGGTGAAAAAAGCGGGGGTCCAGACGCAAAAAAGCCCCGGTCAAGGGGCTTCGGGGGCTTCGGTCGGGGGGGGAAAGCGGCTCAAATCTTCGGCGGGTCCAACGTTTCATCGGCCAGCACCGCGCGGATCGCGGCGGCCTGCTGGATCGCGGCCTGCAGCCGGTCGAGTTTTTCGGGGCGCACCTGCATCAAATCGAGCTTGTAGCCTTCGATCAGCGCGTCGAGCATCGCCACGGCCGCGCGTGCGCAGTCGGACGCGGCAAAGGCGCGCACCACGGTGCAGGCGTTGGCCAGGCCCTGCAGCGTCGTCAGGTGGGCGTCGAACGGCGCGGCGGTCGTCATGGCATGCCTTCCACCACCGGGGTTTCGATGCCGCGCCGCGCGCCGGCCAGCGCGGTCGGGCGTTCGCCGGCGCGCGGCGCCATCGGCGGCACGGGCGCGGTGCCGGACGGGGCCGGGTCGATCTCGGCAATGGCGGTTTGCGGCGTCGCGTCCACCCAGCCGGCGCTGCGCAGGATTTCGTCGCCCGCCATGGCCACCTGCGGGCTGGTCGTGGCCACGCCCCCGGCCTGCAGCGCCTCGTAGGCCGCCTGCACCTTGGTGCTCACCGCCTGCGCCTTGATCTGCTCGGCCTGCGCCAGAATGCGCTGGGCGTCGGCCACCAGCTTGGCGACCTTGGCCTGCATCTCAGCCATCTGCGCCTGCTGCAGCTGCTGGGCCGCTTGCTGCTGCTGCTGGGCGGCCGGGCCGGACTGCTCGGCCTTCATTTCTTCCTCGGTCTTCACGACATCGCTCAGCTCGTTGGCTTCGGCGCGCTGCAGCAGCAGCTTGTCGCGCTTGATATAAGGCGCGTCCAGCGGGTTGGCCGTCAGCTCGGAGAAATTGTTGAGCTGGTTGGCCCGCACTTCCTTGGCGACCAGGCTGGCGGTGCCACGCGCCTTCACGTCAAAATCGCCCTTGATGCTCGGGTCGGTGTGAAACTGCATGTTCCAGCGATACAAAGCCTGCAAAAACGGCCGGGTGATGCCCTCGTCCCAGTTGGTAATCAAGTCCTTGATGACGATGTTGGCCGCGCCCATGAGCATGGACATGCCGCTGGCCGTGCCGGCGGCGCCCTGCGTCGCGTTCTCGCCCGACATATAGCGCGGGATGGCGGTCACTTCGTCGGCGTTTTGCTCAAACACGTCCACCAGCTGCAGCAGCTCGTTGAGGTTGCTTGTCAGGCTGATGGGCCGCACGGCCGGCGAGCCGGGGTTGGTGGCGTTTCGGAGCCAGACCTTCCAGGGGTGAATCTCGGTGACCTTTTCCAGGCTGCTCAGCAGGCCGGGGGTGACCTCCAGCATGGCGCCGGCCGTGATCGCGGCGTTGTCCAGGCTCATGCGGATGCCCGCGTTAATCATCGTCTGGTCGTCGCGCATGATCGAGGCCAGGCCCTCGGCAAAGATGCTGGTTTCATCTTTGTCAAAATAATAAAGGTGGTACGGCCACGTCACGCCGTTGATCGGCTGCAAGACCGCTTTGATGACCTCGCCGTTGGGCAGCAGCCAGACGTTGGCAAAAAACGATTCGTGCAGCCGGTCCTCGGGGACTTTGAGCCCGGCCTCGGTGAGCTGCGCGCCGTCCAGCCAGCCCCAGCGCTCCAGCACCTCGTACTGCCCGTCGGCCACGGCCTGCGTCTGCGAGCGCTCGCCGATGGTGCGCAGCTCGGTGTCCACCGCAAAGGTGTTGGTACGCAGGCCGTCCGGGTTGCTCAGGATGTGCTGGCGAATGATGCAACTGTTGAAGCTCTTGCGCTCGGCCAGCGCGGCGAACGCCGCCTTGGTCATCAGGTGGCGCTCATACGTGTAGCGGCAGTCCTCGATGGTCGTGGCGCTCATATCCGGGTAAAAGCGCCACAAAGGAACGTAATCGACAAACGGGGTGATGTAGGTCTGGCTCTGCGGCGCCCACTTGCCATGCTTCAAGATGAACTGGGTGCGCACCTTTTTTTCCACCAGGGGGCCTTTGATGATCCCGGTGCCGTAGAGGTGGGCGCTGTGGATCGCCTGCACCGATGCTTTTTTGTAGCGCGCCTCGACCAGCTGGTCCTCGATGGCCTGGCTCATGCCCTTGGCGGCGAGCTTGGCGCGCTCCAGCAGGGCCGTCTTGAGCTGCTCGGGCGTGGGCTGCTGGCCGCTGGCTTGCAGCAGCTCGGCCACGACCTGCGCCTCCTGCTCGGGCGCCACGCTGGGCACGGGCGTGTTCTCGACGGTCCAGTTTTTCTCACTGCCGGTCGGAAACAGCAGGTCGGCCACGCGCGAGTTAACGGTCTTGACCTTGACCCTGGTTTTGCGGACAAACACTTTGGAGCGCGTCGCGCCGATGTCGCTGAGCACGTCCGGGTCGTACTGGCCCCGGTACTGGCGCAGGTCCGCGAGCCAGCGCGTTTCGGTGTCGCGCCGCTCGATCTCGGCGCGGCTGAACTCGGCCAGCAGCAGCGGCCCGAGCACCGACGCTACCAGGTCGGCGCCCTCGGCGTCGTCGGCGAACTGGCGCTTGGCCGCGCTGTCGTAAGCGCGGGCGTCGTGCGCGTGCTGCGTGCTGGTCGTCATCGTCATCGTTCAGCTCTTGTAGCCACGGCGCGGGGTGGGGGCGTCGGCCAGGCGGTCGTCGCTCAGGATGGCCGACTGGCCGCGCGCCTTGCCCTTGGACAGCAGCGTGCCGCCCGGCTGGTTGAACTCGACCGGGCCAAAGCCGTCATCCTCCACGTCGGGCATGCGCAGCGGCACGGCCTTGGACATCGGCGCGGGGCTGGCCCGGCCGCGCGCGGGGCTGGTCCTGGCCGCCACCGGCGTGGACATGACGACCTCGGGGGTCGTGGCCTTGCCTGGCGCGCTCGGGGTGTAGGGCACCTTGCCCTCGGTGGCGCGGGCCGGCGCCTGGCGCGGGAGGGCGCGCGGGGCGGGCTTGGCGGCAGCGGGCGAGCTGTGCATGCGCGGGCTGGTGGCGTTTTTGGCCACCTCGCCCTTGATCTGCGTGGTCACGCGGTAGGGCGTGCCGTCGGGGCGCTTCCACTCAAAATCCTTGGCGCCGGCGTCGCGCGCGGCCTTGAACGCCTGCTTGAACGTCTTGGCGGGGGCCGCTGCCGGGGCCGGCGCGGCGTCGATCCTGGCCGCGCTGGCCGTGTCGAGGGTGCCGGGCTCGGCAAACTCAAAATCGTCGTCAGCCATTTTGCTGGCCGCCACGCCCTTATCGGCCGCGTCCTGCGCGTCGGTGGCCTCCTTGTCGGCCGCCCATTCGTCTTCGTACTCGGTGTCTTGCATGGTGGTTCCTTGAAAATCAGTAGCCGGCGCTGGTGGGCGCGCTGTAGCGCTCGGGGTTGAACCCCTGCTGGTGGTAGCGGCTCATCACCGGCTCAGAAAATGTCAACGCCAATGCGTCCGCGCCGTCAGGCGAGCGGATGCCGCGCCGCTTGAGTTTTTGTTTGCTCTCCAGCTGGCGCCGCCCGTTGCTCGATGTCTCGGGCTGGAACGTGCTCAGGTCGGCAATCAAGGCGCTGTCGTTGGGCAGGCGGGTCGGCGCATCGGCCAGCCACTCGGCCATGAGCCACCACATTTCCGCCCTTTTGTTCTCGTAGCGCTCCGAATTCGTCGCTTTGCTGCCCGCGCCCACACCGATCACCGGAATCTGCAGCTCGACCAGCCGGTCATAGACCCCCGCGCCCAGCCCCAGCTTGTCCACAAACAGGCCATCGACCTCCATGTCGCGGTAGTACGCAGCCAGCTTGCCGGCGATCTGCATGGTGTCGAGCTTGGAGTGGTACTCGACCCTGAAAACGGTGCGCCCCTGCCGGAACACGATGGCCGTGCGGTCGTCGCCCTCGCCGGCCGGGTCGCAGCCGATCAACAGCGGCCCCTGGAGCTCTCTGAACATGACGTTGTTGACCGCTGCCATGACGTGCGACGGCGAAATAAGAGGGTTGGAGGTCGCCGACCGGAAGGCCAAAGCCGCGCAGGCCGGGTACTCCTGGTCAAACAGCCACTCATACCCTGGCCCGTACTCCAGCAGTTTGGCGTGGCGCCAGGCCATCTGCCCGAGGTCCAGCCCGTAGGCCTGCTGGTACTCCACGTCGGCCGGGCTGGGCTCCCAGTCGGCGGGCGGCGTGTCGGTGTACTCGTCTTGCCAGTACCAGGGCACAAAAATGGCGATGTAGTCGCCCTGCCCGCTCTCGGCCATCTGCCACATCAAATGGAACTGGTTGCCGATCCCGTTGGCGGTGCTCTCAAAAATGATCTCCGTGCCTTCGGCCTTGGCAATCGTGTTGCCGATGCCTGCCAGGTGCAGCGCGGCGTTGTTCCAAAAGGCAAATTCCGAGCCGTGGAGCAGCTGCGCGGTGTTGGAGCGCCCCACGTCGTCGGTGCCCGCCGTGGCGAGCTTGTAGCCTGCGTCGATGCCGCCAAAAATGAGTTCCTTGGCGTTGGAATTGCGCGTGCTGGGCGCCAGCGGGTTGTGCGTGTGATACCGCTTGACCATCTCAAACAGGTTGTTCGTCGCCTTGTCCTCATGGGCCACGATGAACGCCGAGCGCCCCGGCTGGGTGCTGGTGCGGTGGTAGTAGCGCGCGCCGATCAAGGTCGATCCGCCCTGCTGTCGCCCCTTGAGCAGCAGCGCGCGGACATAGCCCATTTGCGCGCGCTGGGCCTCCAGAGCGGCGTTGATGTGGCGCTGCGCCCGGTTCCAGAGGAAGGGCACCAGGTCGCCCTTTTTGTTCTTGACCTTCAGGCAGGTGGCGCAAAACGACTCAAAATTCTCGACCGCTTCTTCCAGCGCGGCCATGTCGAGCGTGCTACCCGGCATGGCGCTTGCGCTCGGCAATGAGCTTGAGGGCGGTGTCAATCGGGCTCTCGGCGCTTTCCTTATCGATGCCGTGGGCCTCGCGCTCCAGGCGGACGGCCTTTTCCAGGATGTCGGCGGCCTTCTTGCCGACCTCGGCGCGGGTGATCGCTGGCATCGCCAGCTTGCCGTCCGCGTCGCGCAGCGCCAGCTCGTCCATCAGCTCGCCAAAGAACACCCGCAGCCGCGCGGCGTCCTCGCGGTGGCCGATGCGGATGGCCGCCTGGCTCTGTGCGTTGACGCTGATGATGGCCGCCTTGCTCAGGCGAGGCGCGGGGGGTGTAACTGCCTGGCCAGGGGGTGTAACTTGGGGTGTAACCTGGCGGGGTGGAACCAGGGACTGCGTGACCAGTGCGTCGGCCTCGGCGTTGATCTGGCCCTTGAGGTCGCGCAGCACCAGGGGGTTGCTGAAATGCTTGTTTAGCGCGGCGCGCGAAATGCCGTGCTCCTGCGCCAATACCTGCTTGGACTTCACGCCGGCACGCCAGTCCGGCTCGATGGCGGCCCAGTCGATGTAGCGGCGCGCGGGTTTGGGGATGGGGCTCATAAGCAACTGCCTGAATTGATCCCCTCCTTGCGGACTTACCCGGTCAAGGGCAGGAGGGGGGCCGTTCGCGCCACAGGGACGGTGCGCTTACGTCGTAACATTGCGCGATTTACCCGTCGCGCACACGCCCTGCGCGTGAAATGTCGGGTCCAGCTCACGCCAAATAAAGCGGTCCTGCACCAGCCATCGTTGAAGGCGGGCATGAAAAAGCCCCGGCGCTGGTGAAGGCGTCGGGGCTTGGTAATGGTCCCCGTGCTCTCCGGGGTGTCTCGCAAGCAAACCGTTAGCACAAGGCCGCGTTCGCCAGGGTGCGTAGCCAGCGAGCTGGCGGATTCGTTAAATATGGCCCCTGGCGCTTGCAACCAGGGCATTTGTCGGTCATTTCAACCGCCTGAACCGGGATGGTCCCAGCCTTGGACCCGGTGACAGCATGGGGCGGCGCCGGGCTGGTGGCCTGGCGCTGCCTGTCTCCGCGAATACGTTGCTGCCTTGCGTAACGGATGGGAGTGAGTCCTGCAACAAAAAACGCAGGCGGTTCTGCCCAAAAGAGAGATAGCCGCTTGTTTTTAATACAGGATTTTCGCCCTGCTCTGTTGCGTTCCCGGAATTTATCCGCTCTTGTTGAGCTTGTGAAGGTGTAAACGGAATTTATTTTTCAGGCGTGCAATGTTCAAATCTTGCCGTGTGCCACTGCATCGCGCAGCAGTGCATTGACCCGGGTTTGCCAGCCCTGCCCGTTGGAGCGCAGCGCTTCGAGCAGGTCTGCATCAAGGCGTATGGTCACGGCTGCCTTGGGATTTGCAAGGCGCGGCCGTCCCATCGGGCGCATGGCCTTCAATTGCGCGTCCGTCAGGGGTTGCGCGTCAGGATCTGACAAGGCGGCGGCCGTGATGGCGGCATCTTCTGCATGGCTGGGCAGGATAATAGTGCGGCCCGATCGCGTTTTAACTGTTTGCTGCATAGTGCATTACCTCTCTATCGTTCGCCTTGCGCAGGCTGATGACGCGCCGCACATCGGCACGGTCAACGAACGCCACAAAATAAACCCGTTCACCAATCACCCCGAGGGCGCTTTGGCGGGCTTCGCCGTAGCTGTGACGACTGTCTGCCCATACCAAGGCGCTGTTCCACTCCAACTGCTAGGCCAGAGCCAGCGACGCGCCATGTTTGGCTGTGTTGGCGCCGTCCTTAGCTGGGTCAAATTCAAACTGCATTGCACTTATTGTATGTACGTTAATTCTTTAGTGCAACCCCGTGGCGGCATGGCCGTGAAATCAATAAATCCCCGGCCAGCACCAGCCGCTGGGCGGGTACCGGGAATGGTCATGGGCAATCTTGCCAGCGCGGCGCATGCTGTCCAGGGCGTAGCGCACGCATACCGGGCAGCCGTCGCGGGCTTTGGCTACAGCAGAATGGTCCTCGACCTGGCGCAGTGTGGCCCGGCCCAGTTCCTGCAGCGCGGCCAGGATGGTGGCCTCGATAGCTGCGCTCATTTGCGTCCGGTCCACTCTTGATATTGACTCAGACTGGGTAAGGTCTTGAACCTCCATATCCAGTCAATGCACTGCTGGTTGTAATGGTTGATCCGCTCGACAACCCACCTGTTGTTATCGCCGGAGAGTTTTTCCAATTCGCACCTGTGCTGCGCAAACACGGACTCTGCCTTGTTGGCCATCACTACCAAGTCTTCCTGCAATTGTGTCTTTTCATCCGAAAGCGCCTGGACCTCATCAGAAAGCAAGTGCATCTGCTTAACCATCCACTTCAAATAGGCGATTTGCGCTGTGGCCTGTTGGATGACGCGCGATCCGCAGCCGTAACAAATCCACTTCCCATTCTTTGCTTTTTTCAATTTCGGTTTGATCAGGGTGTCCTCCTACAGGTCCAAATTCGGCATCTGGCGGGACAGCAGGCGCGCCATGTCAGCAAACACAAACGCGCACAGTTGGTCCACCTCGTCCACCAGCCAGTGGGCCTCGTCGGCGGTGCCCGGCGGCACGATGCGGTGAATCGGATATTGGCCGGTGCCGCGGCACACGTCACAGTCGTGGCCAAAATTGATGACCGGCGAGTTGGGCATCAAAGGGTGGCCGCGGCCGCCGCACGGCTGGCAGGCCGGCGCGCGCCACCAAAACAGCACCCTGGTGGCCAAGTCGCGCGCCTGGATCATCGCCATCTTGCGGCGCCCCCTGCGCATCGAGCGGCCACACAGCCAACTGCCCGCAATGTCCGACAGGCGGCGAAACTCGGCCAGGTCGCCTGTCGCTTTGAGCCGGTAAAACTCCAGCGCCAGCGAAGCCCTGGCATTGCCAGCTGCCGCGTAACCTGCTGCCAGTAGTATGTCGGCGTCAGTGCGCGCCTGCGGCTTGAGCGACAGGTCGCCGGAGTTTGTCGCCGCTACGTATCGCTCTTCAATGCCGGGCTTGTCCGAATTTGTGGCGGATGTCATGCGAGTAGCGCCTCTTTTTTTGCTTTTACGGTGTAGGTGAAGTCGCGGCGTACCACTTTCACATCGCAGCGACCCGCTTGGAGCATGCTCTGCTTGTACTTTTTGGAGCAATCCCCGCACGGGCTGGCCTGCTCGTGCGCAGTTCGGGCCATGCGCGTCCAGTCGTCAAACTGGCCCTGGCTGTTGAAGCACTGCGGGTATTTATCGGCATCAAGCATTTATGCTCCCGAGCGTGAAAATAATTGGTCTATTCAAAAATTTACTCATTCATGCCTGTCCCCCTTGCAGTCAAGGCAGCCGTGGTCCAACGGCTCAGCCTGCTCTTGGTGTACTCGCAGACTGGTGACATCCGCCATGGTCAAGCGGGTCCCTTCTCTCCAGACGGAACATAGCCAGACTGGCTGGTGGCGATACGCGTGAACAGAGCACGATTCCAACAGCCGTTTTTGTGACTCTCGGTTTTCATGACTGCATCCCATTGCGCTTAAACCACTCGGCGTAAGCATCTGACGGCGTGTAGCCCAGGCCGATCAGAAAGCCCGGCAAGGCGCAATACCAGAGCTGCATGAATTTGAAAAGGCGTGGTTTCATGAAAAGTCCTCCACGGCGTAACCGCCGCCGTCTTTCTTGGTTTTGACCTTCACCGCAATAAATTTGAAGGGATACATCTCGGCCGCCACTTTGATCTTGACCCTGGCATCGTCTTCCCAGAAACCCTTCACCTCATGCAACTCCATCCGGCCGGTAGCCGCCATGACTGCAAAGTCAGGGGTATAGAACGTGTTATCGGCCAGGCGCAGCTTGACGCCCTCAAAGCGATACCAAAGCACCTCCCCTGCGTGCTTCAGCAGTTCAAGGTGCTGGCCATATCCGGCTTCGGTTTTGTTCATGGCGCCGACCTTGAGCCGGCCCAGTGCGTAATGCGTTTTCATGCAGCCTCCTTGCGCGCCGTCGGCCGGTAAGACTCCCAATCGAAAGAAACCCAGCGACTGGTTTCGGCCATGCGGTCAAAGCTGCGCTCACCGATGAAGTCTTTCAGCCCCTGCTTGGCCTGGTTCGTCAGCAGGATCGTCGGCATCATGTCCCGGTAGCGCCGGTCCAGCACGTCAAACAAAATGGTCTGCTCGCCGTCTGTACCGTATTGCACGCCGATTTCATCCAGCACCAGCAACGGGACCGTCCCGAGCATGTGCAGCACCTGCGCCTCGCTCTTGTCTGAATCCTTGCGCCAAGTGCCTCTGACCATGCGAATCACATTCATGCAGGTGGTGTACAGGCCGCAATGCATCGGCATGATCGATTGCAGAACTGCGGCAGCCAAGTGGCTTTTACCAGTGCCGGGAAGGCCTGACAAAATCAGGCCGGTCCCGCGCTTGAGGTGGCCGGCGAAGTCCTCTGCGTAACTCTGCACGATCTGCTTGGCGGCTTGCTGGCCTTGGGTCGCAGCCTTGTAATTTTCAAACGTGCGGCCAATGAACCGGGCCGGCACGGCGGCATCTTCAACCATGGCCTCGATGCGCTGGCGGGCCGCCTGGGCTTTTTGCTGAGCCTCGGCATGCAATTCGGCGGCAGCTTGCGCTTCTTTGCAATCGGGGCAGCCGGTCCAGACTTCTCGTTTACCCATATAGCGCGCACCGCTTGCTATGTAGATTCCATGCGTCGCGCAGTCTGCCTTGCACTCGCCAATAGCCTGCACCAGCGGCACGTCGCCAGATATACGGACAGCAACTGATGCTGCGAAGTCGTCATGCGAATGAGCCATCAGCTTCAATCCCTTCGTGGTAGTTCAGGCTTGAAAATCCGGCGTGCTTGGTATGCTTGGCGGCGGACTGCGGTGCGGCCAGTGCCGTTTCAGCCAAGGCAGCCGCGTCCCGCATCTGCCCTTTCACCGTGCCAAGGGCGTAAGCAAACGGGTTTTGCTTTTTCACGGCACCCTTCGCTGCAGCGACAAACAGGCCGATGTCCGCGCCTTTGCTGATCAGCTCCAGCAGGTCCGGGTGCGCTGTGTTGGTGCTGCCAATGCCGACTGCCTTCATCGCCATGCAAACCGAACTGGCAACCGAAACGACACGCGCCGAACCGCTAGGCTCGGCCTGTGTTTGATTGCCAGCTGCGGTGTGTGTGTCTTGGTTCTGGTTCTGGTTCTGGTTCTGGTTCTGGTTAGTTGCCTCGCCGTTGCCGTCCCGTTGAACGGGCGTTGCAACGGACTTGCCAACGAGATTGAGCGGGGCAGCATGGCCCGTTGCACTGCCGCTGGCCACCTCCTGCTCCTTTTTGAGCCTGCGGGCCTCTGCCGACGCTTTGCCGGCTAACGCGCGCTGACTGCCGTTGGCCTGGTAGGCGGCAATCTCGTCTTCGCAGCGGCTGTGATACCAGCCCGTGTCGGTTTTCAAGAAGAACTCGCCTAGCACCTGCACAACTGCGGCACGCTCAGCCGTGGATCTGGCAATGATCCGGCGGCAAAGGGCTGCCATGTCAAGCGTGAGCCGCGCTTCGCTGTCGTAGTACAGGTCCATCAGGTCGCGGTAAACCGAGCGCTCCAGCCTGGACAGGTGGCGGGTGGAGCGGTCGAAGTCGCCGATGTGGTGAGGGTAATGGTTGATGGCCATCTCCTAAGCGGTGCCAAACACACTGGTGCCCGGCTTCTGTTTCAAAGGCTGGGGCTCTGCAATGCGGGGGGATTGAGGAGCGGGAAGCGACAGCACAAGCTGCGTCCACTGTGGGCAGCGTTTAATCTGGACAGCCGTGAGCGGCTTGTGATGCAAGGCCGCGCTCATTCGCCTTGTGCCTCATCAGCACTGTCGTTGTCGTTGTGCAGCGAAGCGTCCATGCCTAAACTGCCGTACATGTCCCGCAAGAGGCCGAATCGAACAAAGTCCCCAGGGCGTTTGTCAAAGCGCGCTGCGCTTTTAAGCAAGTCGATGTACTCTTTTTCGTTCAGGTATGTCACGACGCGCTGGGTGCGCTTGGGGTTAAGTGCCATGATGAAAAATCCTTGGGTTCAGGTTTCGGCAGCGTTACCAAACTGGATGGCTTCGAGCACAGGTTGGCAAGCAGCCGGCAGCTCCTTGAACTGGCTGGCCACAGCGGCCAATGCAAAGGCATGCTGCTCGGAAAAAGTGCAAAGGGGCGTGGGCCTGGATACCGAAAACAGGCTCGGGTGTGCTGCGCACATTTCTTCTACCGTGAGTGGGCTGTAGGGCATGTCAGGTCACCTACCCCTTCATGACCGCCAGCATGGCGCGGTCTTCGGCGCAGCGGGTGTGGGTGAGGCGAGTGAGATGGGCTGGCGGGGTTTGGGTGGGCTGCCCAACTGGCAGCGTGGATGCATCCCGGGCAAGTGCAGAGATGACCCGATCCTCAATTCGAGCAGGAAGAATTTCAGGCCATTGATTGACGGCCTGGTAAGAAACTCCAACTTTCTTTGCAGCAGCAGAAACAGACCCGCCGAGGAGTTCAATGGCTTTTAATTTTTGCATTCCTACATTGAACCATAGTTCATAATAGTTAGCAACCATGGTTCACAGCGAGACGTGTATCTTCACTACTATGATTGAAGATTACAAAAACAGGCTTGAAAAAGCCATGAAACATGCAGGTATCGATGCTGCTGCGCTTGCAGATGCATTGGAGGTTTCGTACCAAGCCGTCAAAAAAGTCGTTGATGGGAAGAGTTCGGCATTTACCGCCTACAACAACTCCAAGGCTGCTAAATTTTTATCAGTCGATGCCGACTGGCTCGCCACGGGAACTGGCGAAATGCTTCATCACCCCCCCCTTGATGCGTTTGAAAAAAAGTTTCTAGAGCATGCTGCCCTCGTAAACGTCAAAGCGCGAAAACTAACACAAGAAGATTTAAAAAATATACCAGAAATAATCCGACTTGGATTAAAAAATGAAATTCAATATTTACCAGATTTCAAACTCATTGGTGGAAATAATAAAACTATCTATGTGAGCATAGTTGCCCGCCAGTTACCTGACATGTCTTTAAATCCAGAACTCCAAGAGTTATTAGATCTAGAGATTGAAAGTGATGGGTTGTTCAAATTTGTACCAATAGAAACGTCTGGCCTTAGCGACGGTGCTCTTTGGGAACAATTAGAAGCAGAGAATTTTTCTCAGCCGGAGGATGGCAGTCAAAAATCAGCTTTTACAAGCAAAAACATAGAGGAAGCCATTCGATCCCACTTGCCAGAATGGATGAAGGGTAATTTCACGAATGCTGGGCTTCGCGTCGGCGAACTCAAATACCAAGTCGATTATCTCAGTGATTGCCTTGTAGCAGAGGTCAAGGCAGTTTCCAATACTGAAATGCCCCGATATGAGTCAGGATTAATTCGTCTTGTTGTAGCCCAGAAGATTTTAGGTGATTCAAGCAAACGTACTTATGGCCTCTTAATCGTTGTTTTAAATGACGATCGATTAAAAAGGCATAGATTTTTAGAACGTATAAGATTTGAAGCCAGAGTCATAGGTATTAAAGTTGAAATTGTATATAGCCCTATTGATGCCGCCAAAACTTTAGAAAAATGGGAAACAAACCCTCCAGAACAGGGTTTTTAAATCTGTTTACGATAAGAAATCATTAGCCTCACTAAAAAATCAATAGAAGTGCCCCCGCCGAGCATGAAGATGACGAGGCCAGTCTGCCCTGAGCGGGCTTTTTTACGCTTACCCCATCAGCTCAACTTTTAGCTCGAACTTGAGCACCAGGGTCACCTTGAACAGCTTGTCTAAGCTGGGCGCGGACAATGTCGACCAAAGCGGCGTCCAGCTCGGCCGTGTTACCGCCTTCCATTACCTGGCGCAGGTACTCGGCCACGTCCTCTTCATCCCTGCGGTAGTGGGTTGCATCGAGCGGCCGGACCTTGATGGTGCTCATTGCCACCTCTTGGCCTACTGCGGAACCATCCTGAACTCAAGCCGGTAGCCCACAGCTTGAGCGTATTTTCGCAATGTAGCCAGCGAAGGCGTATGGTTGCGCGATGTCATCGCCCCTTCAACGCGCGCCAGTGCTGACTGCTTGACCCCCATCAGCTCAGCTACCTGCGCCTGCGTCAGGCCTGCGCGCTGGCGGGCGCGGAGCAACACATCGAGTGCGGCAAATTCGTCTTCCTGCTCTGTCCATGCCTGCGCAAAGGCAGGGCTTTCACGCTGCAGGCGCGCAGCGTCGTCTGCAGGGTTGAAGGGCACATGCGCATAGGTATCAGCGGTTGGCCGGGTGTTGGCAGTGGTTTTCATGACTTGATCTCCTTGAGTCTGTCACGGGCAATCTTGAGTTCCTTGGCAGAGGTGTCTTGTCGGTCTTCTTGATAAAGCCGTGTAGCACCACGATGCGACTACCCACCAGCATGCAGTAGAAGGCCCGCTCAATCCCTTCGCCTGCTTTGGCACGCACTTCGAACAAGCGCGTCGCCCATAGCACGGATGTGCCGCATGTCCAGATCAGGGCAGTATTTGGCCATGCGCGCCAGCAGTGCCAGCAGTGCCAGGTAACGCGCCCTCAACCCCATGGGACACGCATCAAAGGATGACTGAGCGCTCGGGTTGAAGTATTCGATCTGGTAAGGGACGCGCCACTTATATCAATCATGTTATTAGACAGTAAGCCTTGAGTTTCACTTCTGACACCGCCCGCCAAGGCGTTTTTTTACGTTTGGTGGAAATATTTTTCAAAGTTACTGAACTTTAGTTGACAACTTCTTGAACTATGGTTCAATACATTCATCGCAGCACCCCGCTGCGCCGCTCCTCAACCCAACTGGAGAAAGAAGTGAACATCCAACGCGCGGCACTCGCCGCACCCGGCCCGCAGCCGGCATCTCTTAACACCCAGTGGCGCAGCACCGTCGAGGTTGTCGCACAGTTCAAGGCCCAAGCGCAGACCATGACCCTGTGCCCTGACAGCGAGTGCTGCAATTTCGGCCTGACCCGCACCGGCAGCTGCGCCTGCGCTCAAGACCCGGATGCGCTGGCTGCGTCCAGCCTGCACGCGGCCGCGCTCTACGCCGAGCGTGCCCACCGTGCCCATGAGCGCCGCGCCTTGAATCTGCAGATGAATGACAAGACGGGGTTTTGCTCGTGAGCGCCCGCACCTTTGCCGCCGTCACCGTGGCAGCCCTCCTGGCGTTCGCAACGCTTGTCCAGTCCGGCCCCGACGAGCTGCAGGCAGAACAGGAAGTGGCCGATTACAAGGCCGCGCTGGCAGATGGCGGCGTTTCCCTCTGCGCCGAGTTCCACCGCGTGCCGACCTGGACGAAATCGGGTGATCTGGTTTGCCGTGCGCCCGTTGCTGGACAGGGAGAAAAGTAATGCTGGCTAAGCCTCGCCCCAACTGCAAGCTGCGCCCCGCTGAATTGCGCAGCCATATCACGCACCGCACAGCAGCCCACCCGGACTACCCCACAACCACCGGCCAGGGCCTGAAAAGCCCAGTGGATCGCCTGCCAGTCGATACGGAGGATCTACCCCTGACGGGCTGGCAGGCCATCAAGGCTATGGGCATCGTCTGCATCGCCTTCATTTCCGTCTGCCTGATCGTCAAGTTTCTCTCCAACTGAAAGCCTATCGTGAACGCACCCGTCACCCAACCCAAATCCAGCGCCATATCAACATTTTCTCGAACGCTGGAGCGCATGAAGCCGCAAATTGCGCTGGCGCTGCCCAAACACATGAGCGCCGACCGCATGGCACGCCTGGCGCTGACCGCATTCAGCACCAACAAGGATTTGCAAAGCTGCAGAACAGACACCATTCTGGCAAGTCTGATGACCGCCACTCAGCTGGGCCTGGAGCCGGGCATCAACGGTCAGGGCTACCTGATCCCGTACAAAGACACCTGCACGTTCGTACCCGGCTGGAAAGGCCTGGTGGACCTGGTGGCCCGCGCTGGTCGCGCCACCGTTTGGACAGGGGCCGTCTATGGAGGCGACAAGTTCGATTACCAGCTGGGCGACGAGCCGTATTGCCGCCACCGCCCGGGTGACGGCAGCCACGAATTGACGCACGTTTACGCCATCGGCCGCGTCAAGGATGCGCAGATGCCCGTCATTGAGGTGTGGACGCGCGGCAAGGTGCAAAAGCACCTAAATCAATACAACAAGATGGGCGGGAGGCACTACGCGACGAAAAGCGAGAACAACTTTGAAATGTATGCTCGAAAAGTGGCGCTGCTGCAGGTGCTCAAGTACATGCCGTCGAGCATCGAACTCTCCAACGCCATTGCCGTATCGCACGCGGCCGAGGCCGGGCAAGGCGCCGTGATTGAGGGGGATTTTGTCACCGTGTCCACGGAATCGATGGATGGCGACACCGGCGAAATCACCCAGCACACCGGCCCCCGCCCGGGATTGCCCGCCATGACGGATGAGCAGTTCGGCAAGAACCTTTCCGGCTGGCGCGCAATGATCGAGTCGGGCCAAAAGACTGCCGACGAAATCATTGCCATGGCCTCCAGCCGGTCCGTGCTGAGCGAAGAACAGATTGCCATGCTGCGCGCCAGCGCCACACCCACTTGAAAGAGCGTATGAACCCCACCATCCACAACCTTGCCCAAGGCAGCGCTCAATGGCACGCCTACCGTGCCCGGCATTTCAACGCCAGCGAAACCGCCGCCATGCTGGGCATCAGCAGCTACCAAAGTCGCGCCGAACTGCTGCGCACCAAGGCAACCGGCTTGAGCCCGGAGGTCAATGCGGCCACCCAGCGCCGCTTCGATGCCGGCCACGAATTCGAGGCACTGGCCCGGCCCTGGGCCGAGGAAATCATCGGCGAAGACCTCTACCCCATCACCGCGTCCCGCGAGGTCGAAGGCTTGGCGCTGTCGGCCAGCTACGACGGCGCGACCATGATGGAAGATGCGGTTTTTGAACATAAATCATTGAATGCCGCACTGGCCGAAAGCCTGTCGCAGGGCGTCATCCCCGAGCAGTACCACCCGCAGCTTGAGCAGCAGCTGCTGGTCATCGGCGCCCAGCGCGCGCTGTTCATGGCCAGCAGCGGCGACAAGGACCATGCGCTGCACACCTGGTACAGATCGAACCCCGAACTGCGCGCCCGGCTGGTTGCCGGGTGGAAGCAGTTTGCGCTCGACCTGGCCGCCTATGTGCCGCCGGCCGCCGCCGTCGAGGTAGTCGGCCACACGCCCGAAACCCTGCCCGCCCTGCGCATCGAAGTCACCGGCATGGTGACAGCCAGCAACCTGGCCGATTACAAGGCGCATGCCCTGGCCGTGTTTGCCGGAATCAACCGCGAACTGGAAACCGACCAGCAGTTTTCCGATGCGGAAAAAGTCGTGAAGTGGTGTGGCGATGTGGAGGATCGACTTATCGCTGCCAAGCAGCACGCACTGAGTCAGACCGAAAGCATCGACGCCCTGTTTCGCACCATCGACGACATCAGCGCCGAAGCCCGCTGCACGCGGCTGGAGCTGGACAAGCTGGTCAAAGCCCGCAAGGAGGCTGTGCGCGGTGAGATCGTGGCGGCAGGCGTCGCAGCCCTGCGTGAGCATGTCGCCAAACTGAACCAGCGCGTGGGCCGGGTTTACATGCCGGCAGTTCCCGCCGACTTTGCTGGCGCCATCAAGGGCCGGCGCACGGTTTCCAGCCTGCAGGACGCAGTAGACACCGAGCTGGCAAGGGCAAAGATCGACGCCAGCGCCATTGCCGACCGGATCAGCCGGAACCTCGCTACCTTGTGCGAGCTGGCCAGCTGCCACACCTTTTTGTTTTCCGACGAAGGGCAGATTGTGCTGAAGCAGCCCGACGACTTGACGATGCTGGTCAAGTGCCGTATTGCCGAGCACCAGCAAAAAGAGGAAGCACGTATCGAAGCTGAAACCGCGCGCATCCGCGCCGAAGAGCTGGCACGCATCGAGCGCAATAGGGCAGAAAAGGCAAAAGAAGAGGCGCTTGCGCAAGCCAGTGTTGCTCAGCCAGCCATTGAGGCCGTAACAGTTCCCGAGTTGGTGCCGGTGACTTTCTGGGACGTGGCACTTGAAGCCGAAATCGCTGATGCCCAGTTCTCGTCCGGCCAAACACTCTCGCCAGCGGCAAGTGCAATGGTTGTGTCCCTGGTTGCGCACCTGCCAGCCGAGGCAAGCGCGCCAACCCTGCGTCTGGGTGAGATCAACAACCGCCTGGCGCCCATAGCGCTAACCGCCGAAGGGCTTGCCAGCTTGGGCTTCGCGCCGGTCGCGACCGACAAAAACGCCAAACTGTACCGGGCGGCTGACCTCCAACGCATCGGTGCTGCCTTGATCCGGCACCTGAGCCATGCCTGCGAAGTGCAAGCCGCCTGATTCCAACCAAAAACCGAGCCCCACATGAGCATGTTCCTTCAACCCCCAGAAATCGCCGAACTGACCGGGGTGCGCTCGGGCCTGCGCGGCAAGACGCGTGAAACCCGGCAGATCGAGGCGCTTCGCAAGATGAAGATCCCGCACTACGTCAACGCGGCCAACCGCCCTATCGTGGCCCGGACCACCATCGAGGGGCGCACCACCGCGAACGAGCCGACCCATCCTATCTGGAAGCCCTTGGTAGGCTGACATGGTCAAAAGCACCATGCAAAACCTGCGGGTCCGGCTGCAGAAGTCGGGCAAGACGTACTACTACTTTGATGCCGGAGGCAAGCCGCGCAAGGAAATCCCGCTGGGCTCTGACTACGTGCTGGCGGTCAGGAAATGGACCGAGTTGTCCGCCCAGCACGCCAGCACAGCGCCAGCAGTCAACTTCATCGAGGTGATCGACATCTACGAGAAGGTGGAGCTGCCCAAACTGGCCAAGAGCACCCAGGCGACACACCGGTCTGACATGAAGCACCTGCGCGAGTTCTTCGGCAAGCCCTCGCCGGCGCCGCTGGAGGAGATCAAGCCCTCGCATATCCGCACCTTGCTCAAGTGGAAGGCCGCCCAGCCCACCACCGCCAACCGCCTCAAGCGCCTGTTCAGCACCATCTTCAATTTCGCCCGGGGCGAAGGCTACACCGACAAAGAAAACCCGACCAAGGGCATCACCGGGTTCGAGCTGGGCAGGCGTGAGGTGGACATCACCGAGCAGGTCTACCAGGCGGTCTGGGCGGAGGGCGACGAACCGCTGCGCGACGCCATGGACCTGGCAGAGGTGATTGGTCAGCGGCCCGGTGACGTGCTGCGCCTAACCGAACACGACATCAAGGACGGCCTGCTGAACATCAAGCAGGGCAAGACCCGGGCCAAGGTGCGCATCCGCATCGAGGGCAAGCTCGAAACCGTCTTGGCGCGCATCAAGGCGCGAAAAGAGCGCTACCGGCTCTGGTCTTCCAGCCTGGCTGTCAACAAGCGCGGCATGCCACTGTCCAAGCAGGTGCTGCGCGGAATGTTCGAAACCGCGCGCGAGGCAGCAGCGGTCAAGGCAGAGGCGGGAAAGAACAAGGCGCTGGCGGCAGAGATCCGGGCGATGTGGTTCTATGACCTGCGGGCCAAGGCGGCAGACGATACAGCCGAGGTGCTGGGCGAACAGGCCGCCGCAGACTTGCTGGGCCACGACAGCGTGCAGACCACGAAAAACCACTATTTGCGCCGTGGATTGATCGTCGGCCCTTCAAAATGA